GGTACGGTTCCTGCAGGGTCTTGAACGTGACCACGTTCGTGCCCACCCTGGTCAGGCTGGCGAGGATCGTGAACGGGTTGGCAGCGGCGTACCCGTGCTCGTCGATCAGGTAGCTGATGCCCGTCGACGTCCCGTTGATCGTGACGTCCTTCAGCCGGTTGTCGACGGCGAAGTGTCCGGGCATGTCCGTCTGCTGCGTCAGCGAGAAGGTCGTCGTGAAATCCCGCTCTGGCGCCGCGTCGTCCAGGCCCGCCGTGTCAGCCGCGTCCGCTATCCACTGCACCAGCGGCGTCACGCCGTCCCCGGTGTCAAGGTTGCCGACCGGCCAGTAGACGGCGGTCGTCTGGGCCCCACCCGCGGTCAGCGACCAGGCGCCATCCGGCTGCCCCGTCGTGTTGACGGGCCCGGGCACGCGCTGCCCCGTGTTCCACAGGCCGATTGCCGGGGCGCCCGTGCCGCACGGGGGCACCCATGGCGGGTTACGGACGTCCCCGGGTGGGTATGGGAGCTGCTCCCAGCCAGCCAGCACGACGGCGTCACTGGGCAGCGGGTCCGTGGGCGTCGCCGCCCCGGTGTAGGTCAGGTTCGTCACCGGGTCGTACACGTACACCACCCCGCCCTGCCACGGGATGTAGCGGTCCGTGAGCGTGCCGTGGCAGTCAGTCAGCCTCTGGTATTGCGTCGTCGGGTCGGGGTCGTCCGGCCCGCCGTACGGCGTGTATGGCGGGATCGAGGGCGGGAGCGTTGTGGGGTCGGGGGGCGGGACCACTCCCATGCCCGAGTCGGCGTCGTTGACCACCTGCACGACCTTGAGCGACGTCTGCATCAGCCGGTCGGTTGCCCATGACTCTGCGATCTCATCCGTGTCGAACCGGCACAGGATGCCCAGGGATACCCGGCGCACGTCGGACAGCGCCATGGCCGGTATGGCAGTCACGCTGATGATGTCCGTCCCCGCCGACCGCGCTACCGACAGGACCCGGCCCAGGTGAGCGGTCCCCGTCGAGCGCTGGTGCACGCAGACGTATGGGTAGAGGTACCAGTCGATCAGCGGCCCTAGGGCGAAGACGGTGATCGTGTCAGTCGTGAGGGATACCGGGGCCAGGTCTGCCGACGGGAGGGGCAGGTAGAACGGGTAGAGGCGCCCCCTGCGCGAGTCGAAGAACGCCTTGAGCTGGAACGCGTCGCGGCGCGACAGCCTGGTGAACGCCAGCGTCGCAGTCACGAGAGGTCTCTGCCCCTTGAGGGTGTATACCGTGGAGAGTCCGCTGTCCGAGGTCTGCGCCGGTCGAACGTACCCTTCGAGCAGGTCGGAGTTCGACCAGTCCGGCGGCACGTCGAGCACCGGGTTGCCGTCCGACAGCGCGTCGAACCCGTCGGGCACGGCGTCAGCGGCAGCTAGGGCCGGAAGGGCGGAGGTGCCCGAGCTCTCTATGGCCGTGATCGTCAGGTTTCCCTTGTCGTCTGAGAGGAGCTGCCGGTCCGTCTGGAGGAGAGGCTCCGCCTCGATGAGCGGGATCAGGCGAGAGTCGGTGTCATAGTCCCCTTGCACCGTAGCCGAGGCGAGGGTCGCATGGTCGGGTGCCACGGACGTCAGGGTGACTGTCTCAAAGTATCGCAGGAATCCGCCGCCCTGTGACCTCGCGTTGTACCTGACCAGGAGCGCCCTCTGTCCGGAGTAGAGCCTCCTGTACGTAGTGTCACACGGGACGATCGTCGATCCGAGCGGGCATGGACCGGTCAGCCTGGCGTAGTCGGGGTAGAGTGGGATGAGAGCCCGCGCGCTCCCGAGCCTTGCCATGAGGCCCCTCAGGAGCTGGACGTCGCTGGTCGCTATGCCCGTGATCGTGAACGTTACGTGGCGCTGCGGCCGGTTGCGGAGCCCGACCCGACTCTCCGCCAGACTCATCGCTCCGACGACGTCAGTCAGCCAGACCGTCGATATGGACACGGCCTGTGCCCAGTTCGCGATGAAATACTGGGTCAAGGCCCACAGGTCCGTGGCCTGGGCCTGCGTCTCGCTAGGGACGATGGGCGAGGCAGCTACATCAGCCACGGGTGGTCCTGTCCTTGTTGCTGAGCACGCTGTTCACCTCGTCGGCGTTAGCCCTCAGGAAGCGCATCACGCCTGACCTCCCGGAAGCCATCAGCCGCTCCAGGGACTGGTCGCTGCCCACGATGAAGGCTGCCGCGGGTCCGGCAGCATGGGCAGACCGCGAGGCAATGCCCCCGGCTGCCAGCGCTCCCCGCGGCGCGTGGACGGACCCGCTGGCGTATGAGCGGAGCGCCTCGCGCGGCACGAGCCGCCGGTTGATCGCGTCGAGGGCCTGAGCGCCATAGTGGGCCACGGCCGCCTGGCTGTGCACGAACTCGCCGCCCGTCACGCGGATGACCCGCTGGTCCTGGACGGCGTCCCAGCCGGGTATAAGGCCGCCCGCGGCCGCGCCGCCGCCGACCACGGCGACCCCGGAGGAGTCGAACGCGTTCCACTGTGCCCCGCCCCCGGAGGAGTCGACCGACCAGACGCCGCTTCCGCTTGACCCCCCTAGCCCACTCACGCCGCCCCCCAGGAGCCCACTCACGAAGCTCGTCAGCAGCCCGGTCCACCCGGACTGTCCGCCCCCGCCGCCCGTGGCGCTCCCGGGCTGCGCGCCGCCGCCCACCTTGGCTGAGGCGTCTCCCAGGCCGATGGCGGTGAACAGCGCGCCGCTGACCAGGTTGAGGAACCGCTTGGAGACCTCGCTCGACACGAGGCTCGCCAGGTTGTCCGCGAAGCCCTGGACCAGGTCGTGCAGCGCGTCTCGGGCGCTCTTGGCCCGGGTCATCACGTTCTTGAGCCAGCCCGAGAGCGGGTCCTCGGCGGCTCCCCTGACCTGAAGGAACCTGGCGGATACCTGGTCCTGGAGAGCCGTACCCCCCACCTGGTCGTGGACCTGCCGCATCCGCGCGTCCACGTCGGTCGTCTCGAACAGTGTCTGCTGTATCCGGTCGCGCTCCTCCTGGAGCCCCTCGAGCCGCCTCTGCTGGGACTCCGCACGTTCCCGGTCGCCCTGGAGGAGCGCAGCCTGATAGTCCTTCTCCGCCTTGAGCAGGTCGAGCTGCGCCTGCTGGCGGGTGCCCGCCTCCTCGGGGCTGATCGGCTTGCCGGTCTTTGCGGCCCTGTCGGCTGCGGCCTGGTAGTCGGCGTTCGCCTTATCGAGCTTCCCCTTCATGAAGTCGACTTCCTTCTGCGCGTTCTTGACGTTCAGGTCGTACTGCGCTCCCTCTAGGACCTTCAGGTAGTCGTAGTACTCGCTGGCGAAGACCCTCCGGTTGCGGTAGAGGTTCTCCTCGTGCGTCTGCGCCAGCGCCTCGACGCTCTTCAAGAGCTCGGGCGCGTCCTGGACGATGCCCTGGAGCCCCTCGCGGAGCATGTCGGCAGCCGACCTGCCTACCGCGCCGGCTACGGCGCCGGGGACGGCCGCGGCCACACTCACTCCCGTCGTCGGTGCGGTCGTCGGCGCGGTCGTCGGCGCCGCTGGCGCCTGGTACCGTGTGAACGCGGCACCCCCGCCGAACGTCGCCTGCACGGCGGACAGGTCCCCGCCGAGGCGCGACCGCGTGTCAGCTATAGCTTTAGAGGCCGCCTCCCGCTTCTGGAAGTCGGCCAGTACCGACCGGTCTACGGCCTGGTCGCTCGTGACAGGCTTCCGCCACGTGTCGCCGTACAGGGCGATGAGCCGCTGCTCCTCGTCCGTGAGCGGGTCCTTGCGCTTGCCGGTGAGCAGGTCGTCCTGGTGCTGGAGCGCGAGGATCGTATCCTGCTTCTGCTTGGCTCGCGCGGCCTCGTCGGTGTCGGCCTGCTTAAGGGCATCCTGTAGCGCTCCCTCGATTCCCGTCCCCGGGTGTGTGGCGTCCCCCTCTGTCCCCTGCCTCCTCCTGTGCTCGGCCTCAGCCCGCACCACGCCTCCCGCGAACGTGAGCGCGCCTCCCGAGCCGGCCAGGGACTTGGCCCGGTCGTTGATAGACTTAAGGCGTGCGCTGTCGTCGGGAAGCTGCGACGCGAGGTAGCCGCCGACCGGCCCACCGAACGCCGTCAGGGCGGACTTAGCCGCGGTGATCCCGGTGCCGCTCGTGAACTTGAGCAGGACCGACGTGATCCCAGCCACGAACGGCGCGGTCTTGTACTCGATCCAGTCCCACAGCTCCTCTAGCTTCGTCCGCATGTACTCGACGAAGGTGTCGAAGCCGTACTGGCCGTACGCCCAGGCCTTGTCCCACCGGGTGTGGAGAGCGTCGAACACGTCCTGGAGCCGGATCTCGCCGCTCTCCAGCTTGGCCCAGAGCTTCTCAGCCCAGTCTATCGCCTCCTTGACCCAGGCTACGAACGGTTCCCACTCCCCGGTGACCTTCAGGATGCCGTAGGCGGCCCCCGCCAGCCCGGCGATCAGCAGCCCGCCCGGGGAGAGAAGCGTCGTGAGCCCGACCGCGATTACCTTGATGACTGCCCCAAACTCCTTGAATGCCGACACGACCACGGCGACTGCCGTGCCCCATTTCCCGAGCGCGGTGATGCCCTGGGAGATCAGCTCGACAACGTCGTGCCCGATCACGCTCTGCAGAAAGTGCCCGAGCTGTTCGTACGCCGAGCCCAGGGCTCCGACCGCGGCGGCCTGGATCGGGAGCACGGCCTCGCCGACGCGCGCCTGCCCCTCCTCGACGCGCTTCTCTGAGGTCATCAGCTTGCCGAGCGGGGAATCCGCGAGCTGCTTGCCGGCCCCGGCGAACCTCTCCCCGAGAAGCTTGACCGCGTCCGCGGCCGACATGGTCCCCGCCCTGATCCCCTCCAGGCGGGGCTCGATGCGGAGCAGCGTCCGGTTCACGAACCCGTCATACAGCCCGCCGATCTGCCGTCCCATCTCTTCGATGGGCCGTCCCATCGCGGCGGCCATGTCGGCCGCGAGCTTGCGCGCCTCGTCCAGGTGGCCGTACGGCACGCCAAACTCGACGAGGTCGGACGTCAGGCCGCGCAGCCTCTGCTGTGAGACCTTGATCTCCTCGGACAGCCGCATGACCGCGGCGAACTGTTCCTTGACTGAGACCGCGTCCTGGCGGAGCGACGCGGACAGCCGCGTGTCGTTCAGCAGCTTCTCACGGCCTGCCTGCACCGTCTGCAGGATCTGGGAGATCGCGAACTGGCCCTCGAAGTACTGCCGGACCTCCGCCATCACCCCGGGGAACGCCTGGCCGACCGCGCCCTGGAAGTTCTTGAGGAGTCCCGGCAGATCCTTGATCTGCTGCACGAACTGCTGCCACTGCCCGCTCGCCTGGGCCTGCACTCCCTGCAGGTTGACCTGCTGGCCGGGCTGAAGCCCTATGGTGGGTACCTTGCTCATCCTGACGCCTCTTCCCTCAGCCAGCCCGGCAGCCCGTCGTCCTCATCGCCCTCCTCGCGCGGCGCGTCCTGGCTTAGCGCCTCGATCGCCTGGGTCAGGCGCTGGTGAGACTCTCCGCCGTTGGTCCCTGCGGCGACGGCGAGACTGAGGTCGGCGAGGAGGTCTGCCCGGCGTCGGCGCTCGAGTCGGTCGGCTGACTCGAGTCTGGAGAGGAGCTGCTCGAGGGACCAGCCTCCGTACGGCCACCCAGGCTGGCGGCGATGGAGGATTTCACCCTCGCTATGGCCGCGGGCGACCAGGACCTGGAGACAGTCGACCAGAGGTCTACCGGGGACCCCGTCGTCTTCTCGAGTATCGTCTCGATCGCCCGCACCCAAGGGCGGACCTTGGACTCCTCGCCGAAGTTCAGGTCGATCCACTCGGACACGACCGGGGCGAGGTCCCAGTGCGGAAGCTCGCCCACGTCGACGTCACAGCACTCGGAGACGATGCTGAGGCCCTCCCTCAGGAATGTCCCCATCAGGACAGACATGAAGGCAGAGGCCTTGGCCACGGCGCGGGCCCCCTCGGGAGCTCCGACCCCTGGCAGCTCGATGCTGCCAGAGGCGATCGCCTGGGCGACTGACCCTGCGGCGGCCGAGGCAACCCTGGCAAAGCGCTCTATGTGCCTGATCCCGACTGGGTATACGGTGACGCTCAGACTGCCGTCCGCGATCGGGACGACTCGGCCCGGGTAGAGTCTACGGACCTGACTCAGAAACTCCTGCTGCCTCTCGCGGGCCGCCTGGGCTGGGTCGAGCTTGGCTCGTCGGGCCTGGTCAGACGGGACGGACGATGCGGGTGACGGCACTCAGCACTCTCCTGGGCGGTCGCAGCCCTGCGCGGTAGGTCGGTCGTCCTGGGCTTATTGGCGCGCCTACGAACTCTTGGCTGGCAGGTCACCGAGCCAGTACAGGATCCGGCCGGCCGGCGTCGGCTGTGTCAGGTCGTTCAGCACGCTGAGCCGGACCTCTCCCTCGGAGAACGCGTCGTTACCGAACCGGGCTGCCCCGGGGGTCATCGAGACGCGGGCCTCGCGTACCGTCTGCCACCGGTTGGCTTTGCGGCCCCACACCAGCAGCATGGTCGCCTGCACCGAGCCGAGCGTGGCTGGGTTAACCTGGATGTTACCAGAGTAAGCTCTGGGCGTATACGTGATGTCGACGTTGCCTGCTGCGGCGAAGGCTCCGCCCTCGGCGACTGAGACCATGCGGATGATGCCGCGCTCCAGGCTGACTACCTCCCAGTCCGTGCCCTCGACGTACGTCGTGGCGCCCGCGGCAACCACGGTCACGCTGGCCAAGCCGTACACGAACGAGCCGTCCGGGTTGCGCACCTTCACGAGCGCGCCTGGGTCAGCGTAGTGGGGAATCGCTGCCTCTATCGCGGACACGGAAGAGAAGCTGGTAGGCGGGTTGGCAGAGAACAGGAGCGACATGTTGAACGGGTTCAGGTTGGAGAACACGACCTGATACGTCTCCTGGTACGCCGTCATCTCTTCCGCGATCAGCCGGTTTATGCCCCCGTCGGCGTCCATCAGCTGCACGACCGTCGGCTGGATGCTCGGGCTTACCGGGGCTATCCGCCCCAGGTCGACGATGGGTTGCTCGACCGCGGCCGCACCTGGCACGAGGACGATCGGGTCCCGCTGCACGTAGCATCGGGCCCCTGTCAGCCAGAACTGCTGGAATCCTACGTTGGTGCCCATCTGTGCGTCCCGTCAGAACTCAACCCTCGCAGTGGCGATGACCCCCTGCAGCCCGCGCAGGACGTCCGCCACTTCTGTTACCTCATCGGCCTGCCGGTCCAGGCGGGTGATGATTGGGTACGCGCCGTCCTCGGGGTCGACTGCGATCTCAAGCAGGCCCAGTGCCCGCGACGCGTCCTCGGTCATGTCGTCTATCGTGTCATCGTCGATGCCAGACTCGTGCCCGATCCCAGTCGGGATGCGGGAGAGCATCTCGAGTGTGACTGTGCCGGAGTTCATCCCCTCGTCCCGCAGGAACGTCGCCGAGTCGCAGTGTACGGCGCATGCCAGCGGGGCCGAGTCAAAGTCATGGGCCGACCACTGGATCGCCCCGCGCTTCACGAAGTATCCCCTGGGCAGCGCGCGCACCAGCTCGACCAGGACCAGCATCACCAGGCGCTTGCGGCTCGTCGAGTATCTGTAGGGGACGTCGGGCATAGGCGCGTGTCACTTCCGCTTACTGCATCAGCGCGCTCATGGCGAGGACCGTAAGCGACGCGACAGCCCTCTGGGCGCCGACCGTCGCTGCCATGCGCTTGGCCCTCTCGGATGACGACTGGTCGATGAACGCGGATAGGGCGACACGGCCTGCCCTGTCAGTCGTATTGTATACCGACCACGGTCTCAGTGTCAATGACGCGGACCGCTCGCGGGACGTGGGCAGGCGGACCTTCATATGGGCCTCAGTGCCTCTCGTGGCTGGCAGCCACGCTCAGGAAGTACGGGTGGTAGTGCGGCGCTAGGAAGCTCGACGCCGAGTTTCCCATGGCTACGGTGGCCATGGCCAGGTTCGCGCGCTGGAGCCGCTGGGCGGTGAACGCGGCCTGCACCAGGCACGCCCGCCTCACGTCGGGAGGGCACGTCGTGGGCACGTACCCGCCCGTGACCGTCAGCCGCAGCCGCGTGCCCGGCCAACGGGCGCTGCCGGCCTGAGACCCTGAGGAAGACTCCAGAGAGAACGGGTCCAGCCCAGGCGAGCTGACCCCTGGGCCAAACCCCGCGGCCGTCAGCCGGCCCAGCGTCAGGTCTGCGACGTAGAGGCTCGGGTCGACGGCTGAGTATGCCGGCGCGCCCCAGCCGGGTGAGCTCTCGACTGCCAGGGACGTGATGGGTGCCAGGTCCGACCAGGCTACGGCATCCCACGGCGATTCGAGCGTGACCAGCTGCTGGTGCGCGGCCCGGTACGCCCACAGGCGCCCGGTCAGTGTCTCAAAGTCCGACGTGACGACCCGCGCGAGCTCGCCGGCTCGCTCGCGCTGCTGTCCACCAGCCGGGGCGTCCAGCAGGTCGGACACGTCCCCCACGGTCACGAGGGGCGTGCCAAACGTGGAGGGCGCTAACGCTGGAATCGTCTCGAACGTATTAGGCATCGGCTACCGCGGTGAATGGCTTCCCGAGCACTGGGTTCATGCCATCCTTCCTCATCCAGGCGTAGTAGGTCGCGCCTGCAGTGAGCAGGAATAGGACTGACCCGAGAGAGTCCGTCGTTATAGTCCCCGCCACGACGTCTCGTCCCCCAGGGTCTGTGGTAACCCACACGGATGCCCCGACGATCGGGACGGAGTCGGTCGGAGGGTCTGAATAAAACTTCAGCGTGACCCTGCTCGCGCCAGGGCCGGCGACGTCAGACGTCGCGGTGCCGATCACGTACCCTGCGGTCCCGGGCGCGTATCCCCCGGGCACGGGGTTGGTCAGCGGATCGGCGGAGCCACCGGCGGCGTTGATCTTCTGGCCGATCGAGCCGACGTCGTCGTGGGAGAACGCCAGGGCGTCGAGCACCAGCGTCGCGGGATCCTGCCCATTGGCATAGCCGGTGACCGTGCCGCCCCCGCCGCTCGATCCTGTAGGCGCGTTGGCCAGTGCGGCGGCAGTGAAGGCGTACGGGCCAGTCCCTTGCAGGGTCATGGCTAGCTTAGCGGCCGTCGGGCTGTCGTCGGGGGCGTCGGTCAGCGTGGTGACAGTGGGGATCGTGACGCCAGTCTGGGCATCGGCGCTGAGCAGGGCCTTGCTGTCGCTACCCAGCACCCACGCCTTGAGCTTGGCACCGTAACTGCCGACGGCGCGGGTGGCGCTGGTCAGCACGTCCCAGAAGACGCTGGCCAGCGTGGTGCGCTCCCCGCTCGTCAGCGCCATCGCGTCGCCGGCCTGCGCGGCGGTCTTGGCGGCGTCGTAGGCGCTTGCGAGAGTAACGGGGGCGGTGACGCTACCCACGGTGCCCGTCACGCTCGCCACCGCCCCACCGGCGTAGGTCGAGGTGCCCACGGAAGCCGGGAAGGTGACGCCCGAGGCGGCGGTGACGGTCTGACCGGCGAGCTTGGCCACGTTGGCGGTGACGAGGCCGGTACCGTTGTCGGTGAGGATTGGTCCGGCGTAGCCGCTCACCTGCGTTTGGGTGAGGGTGCTGAGGGTGTGAGAGTCGAGGGTAGTCAGGCCAGCCAGCACGACCCCGCCACTCCCTTCGGCAATCGCACCAATCTGGCTTATCGCCGTAGCCAGGTCGGGGGCCGGGGCGCCCGAATAGTTTGCGACGTTCACGTCTCCGCCAGTGGCGAACGTGGACCGACTACTCACGTCGGCGTCTAGGTGGGCGATCCGCGCGTCCCCCAGCGCCGTCAAGCCCGCCCCTGCCGCCCCAAGCCGCGCGTAGGCATCGCCGGTCTGCGGCTGGACGGTGCCCGGGACGCGGCTCAGGAGCGTAGTCAGGTCGGCCACGGCCCCAGCGGCGACCTGTCCGGCCTGGTTGACCGGCGTGTTCTGGACGGCCACCATGCCGCCGCTCGTCAAGAGCACCCGCGCCGGGTCGTAGTCCACATCGAACACGTACAGGGCGGTCGTGTTCGACGCGAGGTGGTACGCGGTGCCGCTCCCGGCAGTGGCGGCGTGGAGCTTCGTTCCGATCAGGTGTAGGCCGCCCGTCGAGTCGTCGTTGAAGGCCGCGTAGGTATTGCCCGAGCTGCCGGAGACCGACTGCATCCGAATGCTGCCCCGGATCACGCGGACGGTGCCGGTGCCGGAGTGCCGGATGCCGCGGGTGACGTAGGTCTGGCTCGAAAGACCGACGGAGACGAGGGTGCAGTCGTAGAAGTCGGCCGTGACGCTGTTGCTTCCGGCGTCGATATTGACCGCGTCATCTTGGGAGACGAACAGGCAATCGTAGGCATTGAACGAGCAGGCCCCGGTTGGGTGCATGTAGAGCCCGTCCGAGAAGCAGACGGTCTTGACCCGACGCAGGACCGCACCGTTGAACGCGGTGAAGTTGCAGCCGATCGGGAAGCAGGTGTGCGTGCTGTCCGCCGTGGACAGTATCGTCAGGTCCTGGACGAGCAGCCCGTCCACGAGCTGGATCAGCGGCGTGCCATCCACGGCGGAGGAGATCGTGGTGGTGTCGATGCCCTGGCCGACGATGGCCGAGTGGGCGGCGGGGGCGATACCGGCCGTGATGGCGAAGACACCGGCCCCCAGCCTGATCATGTCGCCCGCCGCCATCACGGACGCGGCCTCGGTCAGCGTCGCGTAGGCCGTGGCCCAGGAGAGTCCGTCGCCGGTCGAGTCGTTGCCGGCGGTGGAGACGTGCCAGACGGTACCGGAGACGCCGTAGGCTTCGCGGGCAGTCTCCTGGGCGGTGCTGCGGCTGGATACCGTCGCGTCGAGGTTGGCAACGTTCGCCGCCAGCGCAGTGGACGCGTCGGAATCGCCGGCGATCGCGTCCGCGCTTACGGCGGGCAGGTCGGCGTCCAGCGTGACGGCGCCCCCCGCCCACTTGAGGACGTTGGCCGCCACGTTACCGGCCCCGTCGGTAGTAACTTGGCCGGGACCGGCGCCGCGGGTCAGCAGGCCGCCGACCGTCGCGGGGGCGTTGCCGGACAGGAACAGGCCCTTGCCGACCGACCCGGCGGCGGTGAAGTCGCCTGCGGTCGCGTCCTGCCAAACAGCCGTCGCGGTCTGCGCGGCCGTCGGGGGCGCGACTGTGAGACTGTACCCGGTCTTGTCGGCGTTGGCCGTCAGCGTCCCCACCGTCGTCCCGCTCAGCGCCACCGTCGTCGTCGGGGCGTTGACGTGGCCCCAGTCGATCCCGACGTAGCCGGCGGCGCCTTGGCTGGCGGTGCCGAGCACCTTGCCCAGGTCTACCCGGGCGTTGGCGTCGCCGAGGGGGAGGCCGCCGCTCGCCCCGGCGGTAACGTTGGGCAGGGCGGTGAGTCCCGCCCGCACGCCGTCCTGGTAGTCCACCGCGTCCAGCTCGATCTCGATGAGCACGGGCACCATGTTGGTGGCACCGTACAGCTCCATGTGGACGGTCTTCGCGCCCGAGGCAATCGCGGCGGCGGGCAGGCCAATCTCGTAGGCCCCGGGCATCTTCGACGTGGACGAGACGGCGACGAACCCGCCGTTCGCGTACATCCCCGCGGTCGCGGTGACGAGGGTGACGGCCGTCGCGTCCGCGTCCCCCTCGCGCGACCACTCCCACTTGAGGCCGGACGAATTGTAAAGCAGTCCAGTCAGTCCACCGCTCGTCGTGGAGGTAGAGTCCTGGACGAAGATCCGGGCGATTCGGTTGGTGCTGCTGGCCTTGATTTTGAGCTTCATCCGCCGAACCCCCCTTGCATTCCGACGCGAATCAGGCCGCCGCCGGAGCCGCTGTCCTGGTGCTGGGCCGCCCCGACGTCCTGGTAGCCGGTCGTCGTTCCGGCGGGGAACGCCCCGATAACTCCCGCCGCCCGACAAGCCGCCCCGCCGCCGGCGGTGCTGTTGAGGGCGAAGTTGGCCGACGCGGAGGCGACGAACGGGTCGGTGGTCAAAGTAATCAGCCCCGAACTCCCAAAATCATTGGTGCCATTGAACCCGTTGGTCGCCCCGCTGGTGTTGTTGTAAGCGGCACAGTTCAAGAGCAGCCCGCCGTCAATCACGGTGGTAAAGCCGAATGCGGTGTTCCCGACGGAGACGCAATTAATGCACTCGCTATGGACCGCCGTGCCCGTGAGATTAAAGCCCGACCGCCCGTTCCCGAAGGCGGTGCAATTCTGAAAATTGATGCTATTCCCATTGTTACTGAACCCGTCCGTGTTCGCCCCGGTGTTGTTGTAGCTGAGACAGTCCGAACAAGTGCCCCCGAAGAATGGCGTTGACGTGTTACCGTGGGCCTCGCACCCGAAACAGGTCGAGTTAAGGAACGCATTGCCGGAGGAACAGCCCGTCGCCTCGCAATAGATTGCCAGTCCGATCGTGGCGAAACCCCTGTTGGTGCAGTTGCTGGCCTTGCATCGATACACACGGGCCACGACCGAAAACCCCGCAGAGGTGGTCTTTGACGCACCGTCCACGGCGACATTTTCCGCCACGGTGGCGTTGGCCCCCAGCACAATCGTAAACGCACTGATCGAGCCAGCCTGGAGCAGTGGCTTCGTCCCGTTGTCCCCGCGTGTCATGCCGTAGCCAGCTAATCGGGTGGCGCCGGCTGCTGTGCCGACCGTCAGACTCACGCACCCACCTGCCACGTTGGCTGTCGCACTGGTGATTGAGTAAGTGCCACTCTTGATCCAAATCGTGTTGCCGCTGACGTGGACAGAACCGGCCTTGCCCGGCGAGGCAAGTGCCCCACCGACGTAGACCGTGGCCGCCGTCCACGACGGGGCCGAATCGACCGTGACGACGAGCGAACTCGTGAAGGCAGTGATCTCTTTAAACGTCGTCCCATCCGTGATGTAGTTGCCGACCATCGCGGACGTGAAAATCCCGGTGGTCGCCGTGACGGTCGTGGAAGACGAGGTGACAGTCCCGGTCGCCTGCGCGGCGTCCTGCTGGCTGTAGTCGGTGCCCCCCCTGGCCGGGTTGAAACCGCCGGCACACTGGGTGTCGCTGCCGGTGGTTCGGACCTCAATGACAGCGGTTGCGGCGAATGCCATGGCTTACCCTCCCGCCTGCGGGTTGCCCAGCCGCGCCAGCACGTCGGCCGGCGAGGGCGGGGCTGCGTTGGCCGCCTGCTGCGCGTCGAGCCAGGTGACGGCGGAGTTGTAGCTGTCGGCAGCGGCCTGCCGGGCCGCCTGGTAGCCGGCGCGGTTGGCGATCGTCGCGCGAGCGGCCGTCACGTCTGCTTCGGTGACGTCGGGGGCGCCGGCGGGGTAACTGACTGTATTCAACGCAACGTCGGCGTCGGGTTGGCTACACAGCTGCGCGGAAACGAACATGGCCGCCGCCCGCCGCGCCGCAGGGTCGGACACGTCGAATCCCGGGCCGGACAGCACGCGCAGGGCCGCGAATGCGTCGTCGCTGGTTTGCGAAGCGGCGTCGAGCTTGCGGAGGAAAGCCCCCGTCTTGGTCGGCCCCCAGACCGCGTCAGCGCTGAGCGTCGTGACCGTGATTCGCTCGCGCCGCGGAGTGAGGACGGGCGCGTTGAGCGCGGCCGCGGCGTCCGCGTCCGAGAGGGCGGACAGCGACGGGTCGGAGAGGGCGGAGATGAGTTGGTTCGGGTCGGGCATGGTCGGTTCAGCGGCAATCGGCCCGGGGGCGGGCGGCGTTGTCGCGGGAGTCAGCGTCGGGGTTCACGGTCAGGGGGTCGGGGGCGCGGCGTACTGCCTCGCCCCACACGGAATCATTGTCAGACCCTGAGTTGGCGACCCGCAGGCTGAGCGGGGCCAGCATCTCGGTCCAGAATCGCAGCCGGTCGGACGCCACGTCATGCGGCTCGATGTCATCGTCGGCGGAGAACCGATCGACGAACAGAACGGCACCGCGGTCGGTGGACACGTCGTCCATGCCGGCACGGCGGCAGAGGTCGGCGATTGCTTCGGGGGTCATAGGGCATCATCTGCGCAAACAATCGTTATTATACACGCATAAGCCCCTCGGTGTCCACCGCCTCACTCCGTCACCTCGAGCGTGAACGCCTCGGTCGGTGCGTCGACGCCCCCCGGCAGGTGGGCGACCACGCGGCAGGAATACAGCCCGACCGGCAGGGACGCCTGCTGGGCGGTCATCGGGAACGACGCGGCCCCAGTCAGGGCCGCGTACGCGCCGTCGACCGACAATCCCACGTCGTCGCGCTGGATGGTAAGCGTGCAATCTGTACCGTCGGGCGCGTCGTAAGGCCGGCCGGCGTCATCCGTCAGCACGGCGACCACGGTCACCGGGTACCCAGCCACGATCGACGGTCGCCTGACGGGCTGTCGGTCGGCCAGCAGCTGCGGCCTGGTAAGCGGAGCGTCCTGCCACGACCCACCCACCATGTAGGCATATGCGCCGCGGGAAAGCGTGACGGTCATGCTGGCGTCGAACGAGGCGTCGTCTTGAGACGCCACCTGACGCACCTCCACCTCGTAGGGCACGGCAGGGTCGTCGGCCGGCTGAGGAGAGAGGGTCAGCGTGCCGCCGAACGTACCGACTGGAGACTCGACCAGGGCGAGGTCTGCTACAGCCGCACCAGTACCCGCACCAGTCCCTGGCGCGTAGAGACGCGCTCGCTGGAGTGAGCCGACCGGGCCGGGAATACTGGCGAGGGCGAAGTCAGTCACGCTAGTACACCCTCACGTCGCCGACGTAGCAGTCCGCCGCCGGGAAAGCCATGAACCCGGGGTAGAGGGCGCTGGCCGAACTGCTGCTCGTGCCCGGCGTCACGTTCGTCCAAACGCTGCCGCCGAGCGGGGCGTATTCGGTTCCGCCCTGAACCTCGTAGGTTGCGCCGTCGCCGGACAGGGGCGTGATCCGCACTCGATAGTTGCAATGCTCCTGGCAGCCGGTGCCGACAGACCCGCGGTTGTTGCCGTCCTCAAAAACCAACAGGCCGGTCCCCGGCGCGAAGAACAGGGCGTGCGCGAAGTTGTTCACGCCGATTCCGGCCGTCCCGATCCAACCCACGAAGGCCCCGGCGGCGCCAACGCCTTCCCCCACGGGCAGATAAATGTCTGCTACCATGCGGCCGGCGGAGGCGCGGGCGCGGCCGTTGGTGACGTAGGCGCCGTTGCTCCAGCCGGTCGCGTCTCCGCGACACTTGCACCACGAGAAGTCGGTGTTGATTTCGACGTTGCCGCCCGTCGTCTGGGCGCGGGTCCAGACCGCGGTGTCGAGCGAAGCCCCCGTGAAGTCATCGCGGAACAGGTACGGGGCCAGCGGGTCGGCCAGCGTGCTCCACGTGGAGGGCAGTTGGTTGTAGGCGATGGCGCCGTTTGGGCCGCCCACGCCGCCCGAGTCCAGTGCCCACGCTTCGTTGATCTGGGCCTTAGTGAAGGGCACCGCCAGGTCCGTGTTGGCGAAGCGGATGTAATCGGCCGACCCTATGTCGCCCCGCTCGTTTTGAAAGTTGATGCCGTAGTTCAGCTGCGAGATACCGATGATGCCGAGGTAGTTGAAGCAGTTGATACTCCGCAGCATCATTCCGTAGGGGCCGGGAAGCCATGGCTTGCGGAAGTAGGCGTTGGCGTCGCCGGTGGCGCCGTTGCCGATGCCGTCGAAATTGATGACCTTCGTCGGCAGCGTGTTGAGGGCGGCGATCCGGGAATAGTACAGGCTCACCGGGTCGGCGTAGGCGACGAGCGAGGGGTCAATGATCCCGGCGTAGGCGCCGGACCCGAGGCCAGCGAGAGTGACGCCGCGGATGGCGGCGGGGTGGTCGGGGTTGCGGATCTCCCACCGGCCGGCACCGTTAAGACTGGTGTTCCACGCCCACGGGACGAAAACGGTTTTGTCGGCGGGGATGGCGTAGCTGAAGGCGTCGCGCAGGCCGGCGGGCTGGACGTAGCAGTCGGGGTCCAGCAGGGCGCACAGGGCCGTGTGCCGGGCTATCGCCTGCGCGGAGTAGACACGAGCGGACGCCACGACGCTGCCGTCCCCGACGGCATCCAGGCTGCCCGCGCGTGGCACATACTGTTGGAGAGCCAGGCTGAATCGGGTCGTCATGAGGCAGTCCGGTCGATCTACTCTACGGTCGTCCCGGAAGTACCCGCAGGGTGATCGCCGCCCGGTCCAGGACCCTCAGCGTGACCGCGACGATGGACGGCGCGGGCGGCGGCTGGGGTCTCAGGACCGGGCGCGGGTCGCCCCGACGGGCGTAGAAGTCGGTCTCGAAGGACACTTCGTGATCGTCCTAGGTTATCAGGCTAGACGGCGCCCACCGGCAGGAACGCGTTCAGGAAGTAGTCCGTCTGCCCGGCGCTCGCCACGTCCTGGCCGTACTGGTTGAGCGCGGCCGGGTACTGCACCTTGGCAGCGTGGTTCTTGAGGTTGTTGATGACGAACGTGGCCGCTACGGTCACGCCCGCCGAGCCGCCGGTGACCGTGATGACATTGAGCCGCAGGTCGCGATACTTTACGCGGCCCACCGGGATGCTCCCGAGGACTGACACGCCGGCTGCCGCGCCGCCCGTGATGAAGTCGGCCCCAGTGAACGCGAGGTCGGTCGCCCCGTCGTTCTGCTTCACGGGTGCCCAGCTCGTGCCATTGTCGTTCGAACCCTCGAGCCGGCAGGCAAACGCGGTCACCCCTGCCCCCGGCACGACGTTGAACAGGAACCCGATGTTCCGCCCGTACTGGGCTGGGAACACGATCCTGGCTCCGGCTGCGCTGGCGCCGACTGCCACTGCCTGCGGCGCGATCGCGGTGCCGAAGATGATGTCTGAGGAGATGTTGTGTTGCATGGCGATGTCCTGGCGTGGGCGTGCGAGCCCGCGGGCATTACCCGGGTAGTCGCTTCCCGACGTCGGTCGCAGGCTGTGGCAGCCTTATGACTGTCAAAGGGCCGCGCGGGTTTTCGGCAGCCGCGCGGTCCCGAGGGAAGGGAGGATGTACGCTTAGGCCGCGACGTTCCGCATCTTCGCGTCAGTGCACACGACGACGGCCTCGGGCACGCGGTACCCGACGTCGCCGTACATACGCATCTTGATGAATGTCTCGTCGGTCGGGAAGCCCTTGCCAGTCCCGCCGTCCTCTGCCATCTCGACGCCGCCCCAGCGACCGAACACCACCTCGCTCCAGTTTGCGCCGGCCACGTCGCCGAAGCGGGTGTCTGACGGCGTGGTCGCGGTCAGGCCGGCCGTGAAGCCGGGCGGGTTCTTCGTGGGCATAAAGGTCGACGCGCCGAAGTCTCCGATCACGGCCTTGAGGTCCACGTCGTTGAGCATCGGGCGGCCCAGCAGGTACCCGGTGCCGGTCGTCTGACCGCTGTAGTAGGTCGTCGGCGTCTGGCGGAGCCGCCGGAAGTAGCGGGGGTGCGCGATCCATGCCCAGGAAGGGTTGATCGGGATGTTGAGGTCCTCGACCACCCCCCGCATGTTGTCCAGGTCATTGAACCCGAGCTCGGCGCCGTTCGACGTACCGGCCGGAGGCGTCGTGCTACCGGTCTCAGCGTAGTAGCGCGACGAGCCATCGGCGTTCACCGCACCGAGCGGCATGTTCGTCGTCCCGCTCCCGTAGATGATCGTGTAGTCGATCAGCGCGGCAGCCGCCCGCGTCATGTCGTTGCGCATCATGGTCTCGAACCCATTGCTCGAGAACCGGCGCATCTCGTCGGTGATGCGCGTCAGCACCCCGAGCTTCTTCGGCGTCATCGTGACGTTGCCAACCCCGACCTGTGACTCTACGTAACGGTCCTGCTCCCCGATCCAGTAGGCGAGCATCCCGCCCAGGAACTTCGGGATGGTGACCGGGATGCCCGTCAGACCGTTGAGCACCGAGACGCGGCTCGTCCCCGTGCCGTCTAGGCTGAGGAGCTGACTGAGTGCGTAGATCGCCCCGATGACCTCGGGGATCACCTGGTCGGGCACGAAGTAGCCCCCCTGCGAGTCTACGCCCACGATGTGTCCGGGGCCCTTGAGGATCGCCTTGCGTGACTCCTCGAACACCTCGTGCTCGTAACCAGCGTCCGTCCAGCTCTTGGTCACGATCGCGCGGGCAGCCCGCTGCAGTGAGAACTGCTCGCCGGACTCGCCAAGGCCTGGGACATAGATGCCCGACTTCTGGAGACGGATCTGGGACGCGAACGACTCTTGTTTCGACTTCAGCTCGTCGACCGACCGCCAGAGCTTCTTCAGGTCGATCCCTTCAAGCTCTGGGACGTGCTTGACGACCCGCTCCATGCGGTCCTTGAAGTCCCGGTAATCCTGGACCTGGCTCTCGACGCCGGTAAGGCGGCGTACGATCCCGACGGCGGCGTTGCGCTCCGCGTCGAGCCTCTGCTGCGCTTGCTGCGCTGGGGTCAGCGGCATTTGTAAGCTCCTGTGGCGCCACGGGGCGCGGTGCGTGGAGCGCAGGCCGTTGGGCCTTATCTGATAACGGTCTGTCTTAGCTGCTGGTCGACGAGTGCCAGGACATGGTCGCTGTCCAAGCTCGTCAGGCTGGTCAGCTGCGGTTGGGACCCCTGCTGGGACGGGTCGTCGCTGGACGGGTTCTGGGCCGCGTCCGCGCCTGAGCTCGTCTCTTCCATGTCCTCGTAGGCCTGGGACGGGGGCACCTCGAGGCCGTCCCTGATGTCGAGCGCGATCTGCCTGGTCTCAGACACGAGCTCGACGACCTTGTTCAGCAGGGTCTCGAACATCGAGCTGATGCCGCGCGTTACCGGTCGATCGGTAAGCGACCTCAGGGTCAAGTGCGGGCCCTGGCCGAACCCGGGCTTGATCCGATGCGGGTAGCAGATCGTCTGCTCGTTTGGGTTGCCACTGAACGGCCCGCCGACCCCACCGTGGGCGCAATACCCCCAGTTCTGACCGCGCAGTCCAGCGTTCCGTGGGTCGTAGGCCCTACCCGTGAGCTGTCCGGGCGACAGGCTGGCGTAGTCGCCCGGATAGTGCGCGATCGCGAGTCCGGCCAGGCCCGTCTGTCCGCCTTGTCCGCTGACAGTCTGCCCCTCGTAGTAGTTGACCGTCGGTCCGACGGGGTGGCTCGGGTCGACAGGGGGAGCTTGGCCGGTGGCGACGTGCGCGTACCCCACGGCCGTCAGCTGCTGGTGCACGGCAAGCGCCGACGCCGGGTCCGGCGAGCCGTCCTTGGGCGTGAGCCCGATCGACCCGTCAGGGCCGTGAGCCACGTCATGCGTGGCAGTGACGCCAGCGGCCTGCAGGGCCTGCTGGGCTGCCTGCTGCGGCAGGGCTGGCGCGTCCGCCTGGTGTGCCGCGGTCGCGTCGGTGCCCAGCGTGAGCGGGGCACGCGGGACGGAGGGCGCCTTGGGCACCCGTGGGACGCCGCCCATGCCCATGGTGACCGCGCCCGTGCTGCCGGTCTCACCCGCCGACGTCGCGACGGGGGCGGGGCTGTCCTGGGACGATACGTCGACCTTGGCCCCGCACGACTCGCACGTCGCCTCGCCTGGAGTCTTGCCGCCGTCCCCATCCCTGTCCCCGTCCCATGCCAGCCCGCCGCAGACCGGGCAGCGGAACCCGATGAACGGAAGGCCGTGCTCGGCGTCGACCGCATGACGATGCTTGCGCTTGTGGGACAGTGTCCTGACGATCGACTGCGCTCGTCGCCCCTGCTGGCCGTCATGGCCGAACCCCGGGTGCTTACGGACGGCGTGCGTCGCCCCGCACTCCAGGCACTTGGCTGTGGCCCCGTCATCCGACTTGCGCGCACGCGCTCCACACTCGGGACACTCAACCGTGGGCTTCCCCTCGAACCCAGCCCCCGGGGTGACGAAGCCCGCCTTACGGACCACGTCGCGCCAGTCGGTTGACCTCATGGTCGACCTCATGGTCGCTTGCGGCTGTGCGTCGAACGTCCTCACGACCACCCCATGGTGGAACATCCGCGTGCCAGCCCCAGGCTCCAGCTCATGCTCGGTGTGTGCCTCGTGGCCCCGGTCTGGGCTCACGTACGCGTTCCGCTCGACAGTGCCACGGACCGCCTGGGTCGAATGGTCGTACCCGGCTGCCAGGAGTGCTGCGTGGACGTTGCGGTATAGGTCGTGCACCTTGAGCGCGTTGGGGCCCTTGGGCTCGGTCGGGTAGTACCCCGGGGCCGGGATGCCCCTCACCCCGGCGCGCGCCATCAGCTCGCGGGTGCGCTGGAACCGGTGCGGCGTCCCGCGGCCGGACAGCGGCTGCGTGAAGATCTCATCGAACTGCGGGTCGTTGCGGTTGGACTGGTCGAAGGACCTGGCGACCATCGCGGTCGCTCGCCGTCGAGTCACCGGCTCTGCCACGTCGTCGGGCACGAGCGAGTCGGGATAGAGCATCCGCCAGACGGCACGCACCTCCGCGTCGACGCGACTTGCCTCACCGTTCAACGAGCGCTTCGCGATCGAGCGGATCACCTGGACGTCCCCCGGATCGAGCAGGCCAAGCGACTTGGCACGCACCAGCTTCGCGCCGGCGTGGGCGTGTGCGGGTACGGCGACCGGGGACCACTCGATGAGCGAGTTGTCGCTGTAGACGAGCCCCTTCGGGCCCAGCCCGAGCTGTTTCCGTTCCGCGCGGTCCTTGACGTCGAGCACGGTCTTCGGCAGGAAGCCTACGCTGCCGGCGCGCATGAACCCCGCCTTGGACAGGCGAAAGATCCTGTCGGCGCGGTCGTTCATCTCCTTGGTGGCGAACAGCCCGTGAAGCTCGAGCGCGTCTCCCGTCCAGCCGTCCGGATCGCTCCGCGTCTTGACCCCCCAGTCGATCACCCCGCCGATGGGGAGCCCCTCCCAGGCGTGGTTCTCGAGCATCACCGGGTTTTTCTCGAAGTCTTTGAAGTCCCACCGCTGGTCGACCCGGTCCCCGTGCCTATCCTTCCGGTCGTCGCTCGCCCAGTACGGGATGACCCGGTCGTGGTGCCCCGCGGCCCACTCGAACCCGCGCTGTTTCGCGAGTGCCTCCATCTGAACCGACTGCATCGGTGACTCGTGTACCGCAGACGCCGAGCCAGTGCTCGACAGCCCCTGCTTGCAGACGAGAACCCCCGAGTCGAGCTCGCGGATCACCGTGCCAGACAGCCCCTTCTGTGCCTGCAGCGGGAACTCCTCCTGCCAGGCGCGATCGGCGGACAGGATCATCTCCGCGATGCGCCCCTCCTCGGTCACGGGCTCGGCAGACTTGATGACTGATAGGTCGATCACGCGACTCCCTCGTGCATGCACCTGCAGCCGGTCACGTCCTCCGCCGGAGCCCTGAGGTCCCCGGGATACTCGAGCGTGGCAGTCGGGTCCAGGCCGTCGTCGTCCTCGAGCAATTCCAGCCAGTTGAACCCAGCCGGTCTCAGGCCTGCCTCGGCAAGCGCCCTGTGCCTCACGCACCCTGGGGCAGCCAGCCACAGTCGCTTGGACAGGCCATCACGGCAGAAGGAGGCCTCACGCGCCTCGCAGGCAGTGCCGACCGCCTCAGAGACCGCGAATCGGTCTGATACGGACCTGCCTGAGAGGGCTGCCCTGGCCGCTGCGACGTCGGTGATGCTTGCCGCAGCCGTCAGCGATCGCCAGGTGACCCTGCTCGCTGCCTTGCTGGCAGAGTCCGCGAGGTCATGCATCGCGGCTGCCCTGCGCTCGATCACCGCAGCCACGTCAGGGTCGTCAGGGTCAAGCCCGAGACGCCGGACGTGGGCCGCATACACGGCGATGGCTGCGGCACGAGCGTCGTCGGTCAGACAGTGCCTAGCGACCACCCGCCTCCAGAGGCGCCTGTAGCTGTCGTGTGACGGAGCGATGAGCGACTGGTATAGCCGCTCCCAGGACGTGTGTGCTGTGTGCAGGCGGGATGCCTTATACCCATTGCCATTGTACCTGCGCCTTAGCCCGGTGTCAACCATGCCGAATGACCGCTCCTTTGAGCTGCCTTGGCCCTGGTCCTGGTCACCGTCCTCGGGCGTGCCGGACGGGTCCCGGTCGTCTGGGCTACCGTCCTGCCCATCCTGGGACGGCCCCTGGGGCTGCAACGGGTCGATCGGCTGTCCCGTCTGCGGGTCGATCGGGAGGCCGGTCGCCGGGTCTACGGGGGGACCTTGCGGGGCAGCTGGGCTGAGTGACATCGCTCCCTGGTCAGGGCGCGGCGGCCCGTCCATCGCGTCGTCGACCGTCGTCAGGCCGCTTGGGATGAAGCAGAGGTCGTCGCCATCGTATGAGGGAAGGCTCAGCCCCACGACTGCGGCAGCCACGGTAGGCGGCATGTGAAGCCCAGGCCCGACGCACCCGTTCATCGATGCGATCTTGTCGGATACCCCGACCTTAAGCGCATCCACGCGCGAGTTGTCGAACATGCCGACTACGCTGTCGTCTTCGGAGTAGAACAGCGTGGAATCCAGCACGCTCTCCTGCCCAGCCTGCCTGGGCAGGATGTTGTGATCCCAGAACGCCCTCTTCTGCGACAGGTCTGTCGCGTAGTTTACCGTGTCGGTCACGCTCAGGATGGTCTTCGGCGTGTTCAGGCACGCGAGCACCTCGTCGCGACCCCACGACCGCTGCTCGATGAACTGCATGTCCTTCGGCGCGAGCCCGAGCTGCTGGTACCGCCAGCCTCCCGTCAGCAGGGCGATGCTCTTCTGCCGGTCGACGCCCCCGCCGTGTCGCTGCGAGAACTTTATCCGGAATTCCTCCTCCTCGTCCTTGTTCTTGAACGGCTTGACGTTAGGCGCCCCGTCGTGGATGAGCACACCGACCGGGGCCCCGCCTTGGTTGATCAGGTTGATGTTGTTGCGTGCGGCGGCCGCGTCCATGTAGATCTCGGACGCGGCGGCCGAGAGCGGGGACAGGCCGCGGATGGGATAGTCGGGATCCGGGTCATAAAAGTGCAACAGCTCGTCGAAGGCCACCGGGAAGGACCCCTGCCCTTGCATCCCGTGCGGCGACCCGACCTGCCACCCGACCAGGGCGCCCCCGTCCACGATCTCATGCACGTAGTCGGGAGCCACAGGCCACGCGTTAGCCACTCGCCCGGACCCCCATGGGGTAGGCTCACCAGCCTCATCGAGGAGGAGCCAGAACGCCTCACCTCGGAGTACCTGCCAGATCACGGTCAGAAACCAGAGCTGGCGCCCGTCCATCAGCGCGTTGGGCCGCAGGAACACGCCGTTTAGCTCACTCTCGAGATCCGGCTCGAGGCCCTTCGGCACGATGCCGATCATCCTGACCGGGTGTGTCACATGCCTCTGGATGGCCCTGCGGCGCGTCCCGGACGGGAACGTACCCTGCCAGAGCCCCTTCTGGACGAGGGACCTCTGCCGGAGGGCCTGCTGTCCCTCCGTCTCACGGTAGACGACGAACGGGCTCTGGGCCGCGTTCGTGGCAGTCGCCACGGCCGCCGCGTAGACCCAGGCGTTGTTGTTGAAGGGCTCCCGGGCCCTCTGGAACGACGGAAGCCTGAGCCCGGCAATCGAGGTGGCGTAGGTCGTGTAGGCCCGCAGGACCGCCTCCCCGTCCGCGTCGGACCTGGGGGCCGGCAGCTCGACGGGGCGGCCGTCGGGCCCGAGGATGGTCTTAGAGACGACGAGGCTGTCGGTCGCCATCGGGCGTGCCGATCTGTGCGGCGAGACGTGGGCGGAGCGCAGGGTGCTTATGCTACAGCATGGACCGTATCGGGTTCTTGCGCGCGTTATACGCGTGTCCGTATAACACGTCACCCCTGAGGGGGTGGTGCTCTATGGCGATGCCGTGCTTACCGTTTTCATAGTAGTTCACATGCCACAGGTCGGCGCCCCCACTCGGGTCGCCGGTAGGGCTCACGGCCGGCAGGTGCGCCTCGTGACCGTACCCAGCCCTCAAGAGACTCGCATGAAGGTCGTCGACAAGGGCAGCGGCCCCTCCCTGTCCTGGCACGGATGACTCTGGCGCCTCAATCGAGAACGAGCTGCCGTACCCGTGTCCGTGGTACTCTGGGGTGAAGTGGTACGCGTCCCTCGTCAGTCCGACGTCGGACAGGAGAGCGTGTACGGTCTTGTCGGCAAGGTGCGGGGACCTGCCTCGATGCTGGTAGACGGTCCGATCGTCGGGCTTCCTGGTGAGTAGGATCCTGGCAGACGTGACGCCACCGTCGGAGCTGACGGGACGCTCACGGTCGTACCCGTCTTCTGCCCAGTCCCGCTTGGGCCTCTTCCGAGAGCCCCTGTCAGGGTCGTCGATCAGCCTTACCTTGCCCTTCCCGCGAACGACCGAGTCATTCACGAAAGCCATCTTGACAGGGTCAAACCTTACGCCCATGAGTGATCCCACGTTACGAGCCAGTCGACTGACCGGTGATACCACTCGCGCCGAGCTGCCGCTGCCACTCGGCATTCTCGGCCGACGCGGAGTCGAGCAGCGCAAGGTGGCGCTTGACCTCCTCGGCTGGAACGACCGTCTGGCCGGCGGCAATGGCATCCTGGGCGGACTTGATCATATTGAGGCCCACCTGGATGGCGAGGCCGATAGCGACGTCCATGACTGTTCTCCTGACGGGTAAGGGCCGAACGCTAGAGCGGTACCTCGACGGGCCCGATCGGAGCCACGGCCGGCTGCGTGGCAGGCTGTGCGACAGGCGCCTTGGGCGCCGCGGCTGCCGTCTTAGGCGCCAGCTTGGCCGCGATGAGCTTGGCGATCTCGGACGCGAACTTCCCCGCGGCGTCCTCGAACGCCTGCGTATCCTGCGTGGGACTCGTCTGCGCCTGAGCCGACATCGCGGTCACGGCTGCCCAGGCGGCTGCCCGGGCCGGCTCGACGACGTTGACGGCAGTGTCGTGCGACAGCTCTCCCGACGCGAGCAGCTGGTTCAGCTCGTGGACCGTGGACGTGTAGACGGACAGAGCCTGGTCTGCCCTGTCGGCCGGCGTCTGGCCGACGACTGACTGTCCGGGCTGGATGCCGAGCGCAGACTGCAGTGTGGAACAGCCAGGCGTCCCCGCCAGGAGCGCTGGCAGGATCAGCAGCGGGAGCAGTACCGGGAGCTTCGACGAGTCGGTGGTCACCTGCTGAGTCGCGCTAGCCCGGAACGTGATGACGCCGGCGCTACCGAGCACGGTGATGACCACGTCGACCACGTCCATCACGTGCTTGACGTTCGCGTCGCTGGTGAACCACTTGACGCCGATCGTCCCGAGCAGGCTGACGCCCATGGCGATAGCCGTGAGGATGGTCTTGCTCGACCAGGGAGACTTGAATCCGGTCATTGACATGCGAGACTCCGTCAGTACCACACGATGACTCGGGTGAGCAGCAGGATGACGAGCACGATGAGCAGGATCAGCCCGAACCCGCCTACGGGATAGCCGTAGCCCCAGCCGCGATAGCCGCCGCCGAAGCCGCCGAACAGGAGGACGAGCACGAGTACGAGCAGGATGATTCCCATTGGAGCTCCGTGTGCGGGCGACGCAAGGTCTTCCCAGAAAGAATCATAACAGGCATGATGCCCTGTGTCAACCACTCGGCTTTGACGCGTGCCACCCTGTACGTCCGTCCAGCAGACATCACGACCTCGTTGCTCGGGACCCCGAGCGGCGCCGTCTGCACCCCTGGGACGCCATGTGGGTTCTGCACACGAACGATCACCGGAAACTGGCCCTCATTGGCTACGTTGTCAGCGTACTCGTGCGCGACCGTCGGGTCTGGCGAGGCTGAGGTCAGCCTGTCGTGTGTGACCCTGACGCCGTGCTTGTACCGCGCCAGTGCCTGCTCGCGGCTGTCGTATGACTCACCGCGATACAGCGTAGGCTGCTTGACTGCGTTGGACTCCGCAGCCCGCTGGATGCGGTGTCCGATGCCCGCGAGCCTGTCGATCTCGGCCTGGGTAAGCGGATGCCCATCGCTGTCGACGTCTCCGGGCTTGGACCTCCCGTGCATCGCGTCAAGCACGTCGTCGGATCCGTGTGCCCAGTCCATCCACTCGTCGTCGGTCACGGCGTGGTGCGTCACATGGTCCGGGTCAAACCCGCGCATCGCGATGAAGTAGTCATAAAGCTCTACCATCCTACTGCTCCAGGCCTGAGCGTCTCAACAGCGAGTAGAGTGCCCGAGTCAACCGACCGTTCACAGCAGCGAATCTCCCGGCTTGTGCGAGTGTCGCAGCTCTACCCGCAGGTTTCCCTCGCCGTCTTTCTCGACCCGGTTTACCCTCACCGACGACCCCTTGGGTAGGACGACCTCGCCTTCGTGCGGCAGATCGTCGGGCGGGAGAACCCCGCGCAGGTCTCTCAGCTTCCTGTGCCCCTGAGGTAATCGTAGGACTATCCCGGGTAGGGGTCGATCATGCCTGTGGTCCCACAGCGAGAACTCCTTAGCTTCCGACTCGTCGTCAGACCAGGAGGAGTGTGATCTCGTGGTGAGGACCTGACCCGGTGTGGACAGCACGGAGTACAGTGGATGGACCGCGCGGATGACCAAGCCTCTGAATGCCGGACCGCGATAGGGCGGGGCCATGTCGATCGCGGACTCAAGTAGTCTGACCTTTTTAGAGATCTTGCCCTTAGCCTGAGCGTTTTTGATGCGCGCCGCATCGCGGTAGTGAAACCATGCGTTAACAACCTTTGCCATCTCGCTTCCCTCAGGGTGATCCGCGAGTGCCTTCATCCATGCTAGGTGTTCATCGGTTGGGACCCCGTGAACGGGGAGCAGGGGCCGCTGTCCCTCGTCGAACCCCCGCATCGCCACGAAGTAGTCGTACAGCTCCGCCATATCACTGCTCCAGGTCCAGCCACCGCACGTCGCTCACCGGCGGCTCCACCTGCCGCGCCTGCCAGGCAATGCTCCACTTGAATACGGCGTCGTCGGGCTTCCCCTCGTACTTGCCCGACCGCTGCTTCACGAACCCGACCATCTCCTGCAGGAGCTGCTGGCTCCGCACGAGCATGTGCCCGTCCTCGACGGCCTCCTTGAGCTCGCTGAGCATCACCGGGCGGGTCTTCGGGCTGGTCACCCACCCGGGGCGACCGTCCTCGGCGTAATACAGAGTTGGGCAGTAGAGCGGGTCCTCGGGGTTCGCGCTGTGCTCGAGGACCGCGTGCCCATGGTTATTCCGCTCGATCGCCGCCAGCGCGCCGTTGTACCGGGCAGCCCAGTGTCTCACGTGGGCCGCGAGCTCGGCGGGCCGGAACACGCCGTGCACCTCGGCAACCTGCTCGCCCGTCCTCTTCTTCAGGATGCCGAGCCCGTTCGGGTCGCTCTTGGGCACGCCCTCGGAGGTGTCTGCCCCCAGCACATACTCCTCGTCAGGCTGCGGCTCCTCCCAGACGACCTCGTACCCGCCTGGGATCGCGGTCACCTCGTAGGGCGGGAGAGCCTCGAGCAAATCGAAGAGAGTGCTCGCTGTGAAGTAGCAGAGGCCCTCGGTCAAGAAGCAGGACCCATCGTCCTCGACGTACTCCTGCCTGAATAGGCCCCTGAGCTCTTGTCTCTTTACCCTGCGCCAGGCTATCTGTGACAGTGTCAGCTTGTGCCGCTGGATCAGGTCCCTCTCCTCATCGTCAAGCGTATCTCGGAGCTCCGTTTCCGAGAACGCTGTGTCAGACAGCTTCAGGGACGGGTCCCAGAACCACGGAAGAAACATGGGCGTGAAAGAGTTCTGGTTCTTCTTTGCGTCCTGATACGCCTCGAAGAACCACTCCCGCCCGTTGGGCGTGGACTCGAGGACCATCTCGCCTTCAGACGCTGCCTCGCTCAGGCCGGCGACCAGGTCGTTCACGAGGCCGGCACGCTTGCCTGTCGTATCCCACTTACTCACCTCTGAACCGTGCACCCTCTGGAGCGTGTCCCCGCGTCCCTCCCCCGTGCCTCCAGCCGTGCCGATCGTGAAGAGCGAGTTGAGGTCTGGAAAGTCGAGCCTCTTTGAGTTCCCAACGCCGCGAATTCTAGGCGCCAAGGGATCTTTTGCATGCATCAGTCGCGCGATCCGAAAGATGGTCGCCGTCGCCTCCCTCTTGTGCGCTAGCGTGAGCGCGGACATGTTCTCTCGCGTCGCACAGAGCTGGTAGCTCAGACCCTGCTCGAGCGTCGTGAACCCGCCCCGCCGGTACTTCAGGAGGATAAACCTCAGGGGCCGGCCCTCTGCCCTCGCCTTGGCTGCCGCGACCTGCTTCATCGCCAGGTACGTCCGCTGGATGCTCCGCAGCCGAAACGGGATCACGTTCCCCTGCTTGTCCCTGATCTGCAGGCGGCGTCGCGCGAAGACGTTGAACCGGAGGCGCTCGAGCCCTGTCTGCTGATACTGCCCCTCGTACTCACGGGCATACCGCGCTGCCGACATTGATGCCCTCACCTGGTCGAGCCCGCGTGGCAGGGCGACGCCGCCGGCTACGGCGTCCTCTGCCGTGACGCGCCGACACGGGACCCGCCCAGACTCGGCCAGCGCGTGCAGCCAGTGCCCCGGGGGCGGGAACGCGCCCAGGAACCTCGTGGAGCCTCGCACCCGCTGGGCCACCCACGCAGAAGGGTCAGGCAGCCTGTCAGCGTCGGACACGACCGCGTCCAGGCAGTCGTTCAGGGGTAGCCGCTCATAGTCCGTGCCGTCTGAGGCGTCTGCCAGGAACAGCTCACTACCGTTCGGCAGCGCATAGGTCCCGCCCCTCGGCTTGAGCCGGTCTCCGAGCGGGGCGAGCCACGTCTCGACGAGGCGCCGGTCTGCCGCCGCGTTGGAGCTTACCCACAGGAACGCGTCCGGCTGCCCGACCGACTGCGCGAAGGAGCGTCCCAGCAGCCAGAGCAGAAACGCCTCGCGTGCCTTCGAGCATGGCGCAGCAAGCACGCAGAGGTCTCGCGCGGCGTCCTGTACGGCGTCGCGAAGCACTGGGTAGAGGCTGGCACGGAACGTGAGCTTCATCACTCTAGTGCAGCCCGATCAGGTTGGTGTCTTCCCCTGCCATGTCCGTCGGCCTGAGGCCGGGTCTGGGCTGGTACGCGTACGCATTCGACGTGCCGGGGGCGCTGCCCGCCGTGACCCCGAACCCCGAGCGACCTCCCTCGTAGTAGTTCATGGGCTTGCCCGCGACTGTGGAAGTCGCCACGCGGCCGTACCCGGCCTCCGTCATGGCCTGGTGCACGACGGCGGGCTCGTGGTTCAGGCTCACCCCCGTATACGACGCCCCAGGCTGCGTCGGGTGCGGCTGTGCGCCGTTCGCGTACCCGGACAGGCGCATCGCCCCGAGCACCTCACGCGCCACTGGAGCGGGCGTAGGCACGTGCGAGTCGAAGTGGTCCTGGGCCGCGCTCTCTGGCAGCGACGCCGCGGGCGGCCGTCCGTACAGGTCGCCCAGTCCCTTGCGCGGCACGAAGTCCCGCATCACGGTGAAGTAGTCGGACAGCTCGTACATATGTCACTTTTGGTAAGGCACTTATGTAAGACGGTTGCCACACGTCCTCTAAGCCATCCGAGAACGCCGACAGGTATCAACCCTTGCCAGCCGGTACTAGGGCGTCCTGGGCCACCCCTGTGGGCCCAACTCTCTCTGGTTTCATCACAAGCGTCCCGATTCGCACGCCGACGTCGGCGTGCCCGAGCGGGACGGGCACGCCGAGCGCGTCCGTCGGGTCGTCCAGGCTCTCCCCCAGGTCAGACACTGTCCGCGCGTCGAATAGCCGGACCTCTGCCAGGCGCCCGCGCTCGTCGCCAAGCAGTCGGCCAAGCAGCCTGACGACGGGAACCGGGTCGGGACACGACGCCAGGGCATCCCTCAGCGGGCAGTCAAGCGACGCGATTCCGTCCCCGGGCCGCAGGACTAGGGCCCAGTCCGCGCCGTCCCCGGCGTGACACCGGCGTGGCGGCCTCTCCGCCGCCGACGCCAGCGAGACCATGCCCGGCCACATGTCAGCGACGGCCGACGCCGCAGCCGTGAGCGCGTTCTCGCCGGCTGGCGCCAGGAGAGTGACGCGGTCGACGCCCGCCGTGACCCACTGGGCGACGGACTCAGCCAGCAGTGAGTCCCCGTACGGGGTCCCAGAGGACAGGTCGCAGTAGGCGTGGACGCGCATCTCGGTCACCGCTAGGACCCCGCGACGGTGCTGCCCGCTGGCGGCGTGTCCGTCGGTGAGCCCGTGCCCGACGACCGGTCGGGCGCCAGGGGCGCGTTGAGCGCTGGAGCCGGGTCGACGGCGTCGAGGGTCTGACCGACAGCCGTCAGGCTGGTGACCTCGTCGACGAGGTCAGGGCCGTTGACGACCGCGGCAAGCTTCTCGTTCAGGCTGTCGATGGCCGCCTGGAGCGTGGCGCTCGCGGCCTGCATCGCGGCCTCTCGGTCTGACACGCGCTTGAGCGCGTCGGTCAGCTTCTGGTTGACGCCCGCGATCGCGGCGTCTACGTCTTGCTTGGTTGCCATGTCAAACTCCTCAGACAGTACTCGCGCGAGCTGCCTCACGAACGCCGTGTGCCATCGCTTGCGCATGGTGCTACTTGCCTTTTTTGTTGCTGCCCCTTCGAGCCGCGCTGTACGCGATCGCCACGGCTTGCTTCTGCGGCTTTCCGGCCCGGATCTCGGTCCGAATGTTCTGCTTGAATCCGGGCTTGCCCGGCTGTGCGTTCTTCCCGTGCTTGAGCGGCATGGTGTGGTCTCCCGGCTAACTGACCCCCTGCGTGAGCATCGTCACCTCGCGTGAAGGCTCGCCCTACTTTGGGAACACTGGGTGCTGGTTAGGAGAATACACGTACCCATGAAAGTTGTGCGCTTGCCCCTCGTCAGGGTCCCGTCTCACGTTTACTGCTATCCCGCGGGCTCCGTTCTCGTAGAAGTTCGTCATCTCACCGTCGCGATGACCGCGGTCGTCACGATAGAACGGTGTCTTTCTCGCGGTCATGAAGCCCGCGTTCCTCGAATCGTCCATAGCATCCATAAATCCTGGTCGCTGTTCGGCGACATACGCTTCAGCATGTCCGACGTGCTTCATGCCGTTGGCCAGGAGACTGCGGTGGAGGTCGTCATGCACATCGTAGTAATCTTTCTCATTCTTCCACACGGAGCCCTGGAACTCAGGGTGTCCATGACTCTCGCGCGTCGCGTTGACATAGTCTGTGTACTTGCCTTCAGACAGCCTAGGCAGTCCCGCCGACTCCAGGATGTCGTTCGCCCTGGTTACGTTCATCTTCGACCTAGACCCAGCATGTCGCCTAGCCTCCTCAGGATCGACCTGGTATGCCGCGGACCCAATCCCGCCATCGGATGAGATTGGGAATCGAGGGTCGTGCGACATCACCCATGCTCGCTTGGCCTTTCCGCGCTGCCCGCCTTCAGGAGAGTCAGTGACCCGGACCTTACCCTTACCGCGTACGATTGGATCGTGCGTAAAACACCGAGTTCTTGGGCTAAACTCAACGGCCATGACCATCACTCCATTCCCTGCGTGAGCATCGTCACCTCGCGTGACGCGTCAAGTGCCACGCACAGGGCCTCGACGGCCGCCCGGGTCGTCCGATCGGCAGGCGGCATTATCTCGACCCCGTCCCGCAGCTCCCGGGCGGCTGTGGCCGGCTCCTGCGTCCAGCCGTGCTGGAACAGGTGCCACGCCTCTTGGGCGTTGTCTGGCGGAAGGCGCTCGACCCAGGCGCGCAGGGCGGCGACGGCCGGGCCGTTGCCCAGTTCGGCGGCTGCCTCGGAGTCGTGGTCCGCGTCAGGGAGGGCAGTGAGCATGGGCTACTTCTTGCCCTTCTTAGAGAACGTCCTAACCTCGACGTAGTCAGCTCCGGTATGCCTGGTATGCAGCTCGTGATGCCCGTCGTCGTCTTTCCTAACGTACACCTCACTCTGGTACGGTGTGGTAAAGGCCCGCTCGATGCCCAGAGGCTTATACTCCCAGTAATGTGAGTTTCTGGCTGACAGCGCGTGCTGCCATCCTACAGCCTCTAGTGAATCCTTGAGATCATTCGGTGTTGTGAGTGTGGCAGTCGCGCCCTCCCCGAGCTGGCCGCGGTGATGCAGTCCCGCCTCGTCTAAGATCTCCTTCGTCTTACGCAACGGGTTAGGCCTGGTGCCCTCGTCCAACGGACGGTAAAACACCTGGCCAAACTTCGAGTCATCTACGTTCTTGTCGACAGACCTTCCTGGGTCGTCGCCATACTTACCGCCGAGCCCTTTGGTCGATGCGCCGAGAGGGATAGGCTTATCCTCCAGGATCGGGTGTGTCTCAGTCGAGTACGCGTACGCGGGAACCGGCCCGCGAGTCGCGTCGGTGGGGTCGTGCGCCACGGCCAGGCCGTGGCCGTTGGCGTCTGACTCGTAGTACCGGACCTGCATGCCGTTGTCGTCGCCGTCGGCCGTGGCAACGTGCTGGAACCCGCTGCTGCCGGCCGTCACCGCGTCATGCACTGCCCCGGCGACCTGCGGGTGCGTCATGCGGCTCACGTCAGGGCTGCCGTTAGGGTTGGGCGACGCGGTCTGGTCGAGCCGACTGCTGCCCTCGACGGCTGGCGCCGAGGCTGCCAGCGACTTCGCCCACTGCGGATACTGGACCGCGGAACGCGTGTACGGCATGAGATGTGACAGCGGCGCGCCAGCCGCGGCGGCCGTGACGGCCAGATGGCCGGGCAGGGCGGCCGCGAGCCTGTGCGACGCGGCCCAGTCCTTGTCCACAGGGTACGGCGACCTTGCTGCCCCGACCGGCTCCTGACCCCTCGCGTAATCGGACGGACCGCGAACCACTACACCAGCGTGTAGAGGTCGCCCGGCAAAGGGCGCCGACTGCGGATTGGTGAACGATCTCGTGACGGGGTTCCAAGTCATGTGCTCTCCTTCCGAAGTGCCATACCTCGCGAGCCGATGGGAGACCTCAAGGCGTCATACCTGTAGCCGTGTACCCGATGCTCGCCATCGTCATCCGAGTGTATCACGGCAACCCCCTTGCCGCCCTTCTCGTAGTAGTTCGCCACAGTTCCCGCGTACACGCGCTCCCCCGATCGACGAGCCGCCGGGCCACTGCTCAAGGCAGACTGCCCGGCGTGGGCGTACCCCTGACCGATGAAACGACCATGCACGACCTTCGCGATCTCAGCCGGGTCTGGGTCACTGCCGAGAATGCCGCCCGACAACGACACTGGGAGGGCGCCGCCCTCGAGCTTCTCAGAGGAGTACGCGTGTGCCAGTGCTGCGTTTCGCGACACCTGTCGGATGCCAGCTGCACCAGCGTACACGGCCTTGTGGGCTGGATCGTCGTGAGCCAGAAACTCACCCAAGACCATGCGCCCCTTCTTCCCGCCGGTAGGGTCTGACGACCCGTAGGGAGACCCGGTGGTCGCTAAGGGCGCAGGCCGCCGAGCGATTGGGTCGTTCACGAAGGCTTTCAGTCGTGGGTCGAAGTCCACAGGCGTCCTCATCTCTTGGAATAGTGATCTCGCCCGCCCTTCGGCTTCCCCGCCCGCTTGTCGGCGGCGTCATGGAACGTCAGCGTCGTGTGAGTGATCGGGCGGCCTGAGGCCTTGGCGCTGCCAATCATCCTGGTCGCCGCCACGGCCACCGTGCGCCCGCCGTCATGCGTCAGCACGTCGTGTCGGGTCCCCTGCTCAGTCCCGCCGGTCCCCAGGTGCTCGAACCCGCCCCGCTTGAGCGCGTCGACCACGCCGTCTTGACCTATCCCTCCGTGCACCGTGAGCGACGAGTACTCGCTCGGGGACGTGCTGCACTGCATCCGCGAGGTTGAGAGCCCGAGGCCGTCCATCCGGCTGATCCAATCGTCGGACGTGACGACTGGGCCCTCGTCGAACTGGTCGTAGGCCTCGTGGAGGCGGTGCGGGCCCGATGAGGCGTCCGTGTCGCCCTGGCCGTGCGTGAACCGGGAGTCGGTAGGTGGCTCCCAGGGCAGGTCGGTGTTGGTAGGAGGGACAGGCTGTGCCAGCCGCCGAGTCGGGCGCGCGGGCGTCGCGGCCTTCCGACAGTAGTCGAATTGCGCCGACAGGAATGGGTTGAGCGACTCTGGCATGCTGTCCGTCATCTTATCAGGTTGGACGCCCACGGTCCATGCCCCTCGCCATACGGTACGGTATCCCTAGTCGATCGAGCTCCTCCCTGGCGTGAGGGAGCTCATGCCCCTGATGGAAGACCACCTCGGCTACATGCTCGGGATGCAAGCCGCCGTGGTACTGTGCCTCTACGTACCCGAACACGTGGCCTGGGAGGTCTTCGAATCGACTGGACGACGCGTCGTGACCGCTGGTCGCCACCTCCTCAGCCGGGAGTGACCGATACGACGGTCTCAAGTACAGCGAGGGGACGAACCCGTTCAGTGAGTGCCCGAACGAGTCCTCGCCAGTCCACGTGGTATGGTGGGCTACCGACTGCCGCTTCAAGCGCACGGCCACCCCGCCATACTGGCTCGCGCCGTCGCGTCTCATCGGGCCGCTCGGGCTCTCGCCGTCCGCGTGGTCGGTCAGGTACCCGTACACCGGGCGCTCATGGTGAGGGGTGCTCTCCTCGTCGTAACCGAACAGTGACCTCTCCAGTGAGCGACGGTTGGAGGGGCTGTACGTTCCGCCGCTGGACTGGATCTCGTGCTGCGTCTTCCAGCGACCGTCCCGAAGCGCGCCCGCGAGGGACTGCCCTGTCATCCTCACCCATGGATGAAGCCTGGGCACCGTCCTCTCAACCTGCGCCTGCAGCTCAGTCCTGTACGCTTCCGGTGACGTCCCGCGAGCTGCAGCGCCCGTCACGATGGCCCGTGGAAGCAGGTCCATGGGATGGTCTTGGCGCTCGCGCACCCCGTCCTCGCCGAACGTCGAGAGCACGACTTGATGGTATGACTGCATGTTAGCCTAAGCAATCACTGCCCGAGCTGCCTGCGCGCGGCAGCCAACACCGCCAGGTCCCGCTCGCGGGCGACCGGGTTCGGGGACGTTCCGACCAGCCTCTCCGCCTCGTCCCACGGCATCATCCGGTGCGACGCCGTCTCCCACTCGACCAGGTGCGGGTGTTGCGCCTGGGACTCCCCCAGGTAGTAGTGCGTCGTGCTCGTGCGTCCCGCGTGCCCCCCGGGGATCATGCCAGTGATCCTGGCCTGGTGGCCAGTCTCCTCGAGCGACTCGCGCAGGGCCGCCTCGGCTGGGTGTTCGCCCGGGTCGGGCCGGCCCTTCGGCAGTGTCCAATGGGTATCGTCAAAGTGGTTCGCCGGCTCTCGCACGACGACCCGCGTCCGGTCCGGACTGTGCACCACGATGCCGTACGCCGCACCACGCTCCCGCGGGCCGAACCCGCCCTGGGCCGGCGTGAGCGCGTGCGGGTCGGCCGAGAGCGCAGACGCGCTCGCGCGCTTGGCAGCGGCCAGGGCAGAGTCCTTCGAGACGGGCTCGCGGGACGGGACGACTGGGCTCGTGAACGAGCGTGTGGTGGGGTTCCAGTGCGTCATAGGCTTTCAGTGCGTCGCTGCCTCGCTAATACGCAGCCTTCCCGCCAAGCGATCGATGCTCAGCTTCTAAGCTCTCTGGGTCAGCCATAAGAAATTGTCGGACTGGCATGGACAGGTGCTGTCCGTTCGGGTGTTCAAGGTGCATCTCTTGAAACGGCTGCCGCTTGTGCAGGTCAGCCACGAAGTCTTGCACACGCTCGATAGCCTTTCTGCCCTGCGGCTTCATGACCATGCCGTAGCGCGTCGTGGCCCTTGCCCAGCCACGGTTATAGAGACGGTTGAACACTCGATCCTCACCATTCCCAGGGTCGTTAAGGTCCCTGAGGTCTTTCGGCGTCGCTTCAAACGCCTCAGGGTGTGCCATCACCGTGAATCGATGCCGAGGCAGAACGTCTTCTCCTTTCCACTTGGTAGGCAACAAACGCCCGGTGGATGGGTGATACCACCATGACTCTTCATCAAACGGATCCCCTCCGCCGTAGTCAGTTGGCACGTGATACCGACCGACCCTCTTGAACCCAGGGTACGGCGAAGGACTGAGCCCAAGCGTGATGACCGCCGGACAGACGAATGACCTGAGAATAAGGCTCCAACTCACGCGCGTCATCAGCCCTCCTCCGGCCACTGGAACCCCGGCCGCAACTTCTGCAGCGCCTGCGTCCAGTCGTCGTGCATCGTATCGCGCGTCCGTTTCAGGACCGGGGCGACCTTCCCTGCCGGGCCCCCGCCTGCCGCATAGTGCGTGAGCGCCTCGTCGATCGCGCCGTCGGGCACGGCCTGCGTGCCGTGGATCGCCCGCTGCATCTCGGCGAACGCTTCGGGCGGAATGTCGGCCTTCCCGCTGCCCCACTGTTTGAGCAGGCCCTTCGTGTACCCGGCCCCGAAGTTTCCCGGCAGGCGGTAGGACGGGTCCAGGCTGGTCCTCGTGCTCATTGCCTGCGGCTTGAACGCCTGCCCGCGGTCGATGCGGAACGGCATGCCGGTGTGCGGCGCGACCATGCCGTTCTCCTGGTTACCGTCGTGATCGCCCACCCACATGTCGAGCGCGTGGTTCGCGAGCAGAGCGCCCTTCTGCCGTGGTGAGAACTTGGACGGGTCTGACGGCAGCGGCTTGGCCCCCTCGACGAATGGCTGCGCGCTCACCATCTCGCCCCTGTGCTCGAACTGGCCCACAGGCACCGTGTCCTGCGGCCTGACGTGCGCCAGCAGTCGGCTCACCGAGGCCTCAGCCGCGGCGCGCATGGAGCGCATCTCCGGACGGTCCGAACGCTTGGCGGCCTTCACGAACCAGCGGGTCTTGCCGGGCCCCTCCATGAACCACGCCGGGTTGCTCCCCTGTGGCGCCTTCTGCGGGAGCATGCGAAAGAGATCACGGTGGGCCCCGGCAGCCACCGCGCGTGCCTCGTCACTGAACGCGTAGTGCCCAGGCGAGGCCGTCGACCCGTCATCCGTGACGCCAGGGTGGTGCGTCCGCCCCGTCTCCGCGTGCATCCTGGCCGTAGCCGCGTCCAGGATCTGGGCGCGCACCGCCGACGGCGTGCCCGGCTTGAGCGCCTGGGCCACCTCGGGCGGCGTGCCTTCCGACGAGCTCCCCGTCCCGCCTCGCAGGATCGCGTCCGCCATGCCCAAGACGCGCTCGGTCGGCTCTTCCTCGTCGTCCGCCACCCGCTGCCACTTGTCGGGCTCGGACGCGATGACGGACTCGATGGGCCCCTCCTCGCCGGTCGGGCTCCCGTCGGGTCCCACTACCTTGCCGTAGTCCGCGCCTCCCCTCCTGGCCACCCGCACGAGCGCCCGGCCGTCCTGGTGCCTGGCTACCACGCCGGAAAGCCGGAGCTGGGCCGCGCTGGGCCCGGACTCGGACGCCGCGTCGCACAGGACGGCCGCCCCGAGCGCGCGCATCGAGACTTCGGGGCCGGGTTCATCCGCCACAACCTCCCATGCCCCGGCGTTGTGTGCCAGGATCGAGTCGACGGGCATGGGCGGGCCCATGTCCCGACCGTCCTCATCGCGGACGACGCCCCAGAGCATGTCAGACGGCTCGTCGGGCCCGGCTCGGTCGGGCGGCGGAGGCACGATCACGAGGGACGCGCCGTCGTCGCGGGTCGCGAAGACGGTGCCCGAGGGGTATGAGATAATAGCGTCGTTCATGGGTTAACTATACTTTCCTAAGAAAGCCTCTGCATACTTCGCCTTATCTAGCGGGATCTCTACCTTTTGCGGAGAATACCTATGGGGAATTCCCGCAGCGTCCAGCTTAGGAGCGATGTCTTCCCTATCCGCCTTACGATGGAACACAATCTCGTGAATGTCACCGACGCTCAGCCCGCCATGGTATTGGGCCTCAATGTAGTCGTCCGCAAGGGGCGTCAACCCTTCCCTAGTGTGCAGGAACGGGTCGTACCTCAGCAATGCGTGGTGCGACTTGGACATGTTCTTCGGGTTCAAGACGGGAGCAGAGATGGACCTGTGACTGGGCGTTAAGATTGGGGACGGAGTCGAGAGCGCCTTACCTGGCTCCCCGAGCAACCCTCCATTATGGTTGAGAGAGTCGCCGGCGGTCCATGTGGACCGGTTGAGGACCCCGTCCTTGAGTCTCACCGCAATCCTGCCGTACTGGGTCAACGGGTCGTGCATTACGTCGACGTACGGGATGTGCTTGATTGAGAGGAACTGTCTATCACGCATCCTAGCGGTACCGTGCGGGTCGTCCGTCAGGTACCCATACACCGGACGGTGGCGAGGGTCAGTAGAAGCCTCATCGTACCCGAACGCCCGAGCCTCATACCTTTTCCTATACGGCGGGTTATAGATGTCCGGATGGCTCTTGACCTCATGCTGCGTCTTGAACCGGCCGCTGTCTATCACCCTAGATAGGCTACGGGGCGTAATCCTTACCCATGGTCGCAGCGCGGGTAAGACTGTCCTCACCTGTGTGCGCATCGCGTCTGCGATATGCTCCGGCCTAACCCGCTCCCTCTTAGCCCGGGCAGAGATCTCCTCGTCCTGTAGACGAGAGTTGTCCGCTCCAGGGTATGCTGTCGGAGACCAGAGCCCAGAGGCCACCGCGTGGGCTACGGGTCCATGACGCTCGAGAAAGGGATCCGCGAGCGACCTCACGCGCACCGGCCCGAGTTCGGCGGCCTCTCCGACAACCCTATGCGGAATGCCCGCGGCCTCCAGGCGCTTGCGAAGCGGGGCGGGGAGCGGCTTGCCGTGGGCCACCACCTCAGCGACGTCCTCGGGAGTCAGGCCCCCGTGGTACTGTGCCTCGACGTAGCCCCCTGGCATCAGGTGAGACGTCGTCGCGTTGATGTCCCAGTTGACCAGGTGCTCGTGAGACACCGACCTCTCCGAAGGGGAGAGCAACGGGGACGGCATCAGGTCTGGGCCGCCCGGACGGCCGTGCTCGTGGCTATCCCACGTCCCATCCCTCCTCAGGTGCCTCGACATGCGGTCGAGCGTGTCGCCGAACGTGAGTGTGGTCCTGGGGGCGACCCTGTCTCGCCTCAGCCTCACGGCGACATTGCCGTAGGGGTTCACCATGTCTGAGAGCCCCGTGTACCCGCTCGGCACGTCTCCGTGGTCCCGCTCGGTCAGGTACCCATACACGGGGCGGTACCTGTGACTTGTCTGGTGCCCCGGCGCGTACCCGAACGCCGCAGCCTCGAGCTGGTCACGCAGGTGAGGGTCGTAGTGCGCGCTCGACTTACCCAGCTCGTGCTGAGTCTTCCACCAACCGTCGTCGAGTATCTTACCCAGGCTGCCGGGAGTCGTCTTAACCCACGGCTGGAGAGTCGGTACGACTCGGTCGACCTGCGACTGGACCCTTTGTCGGAGCTCGCCGGGCGTCGTCTCGTGGTGCGGCGCCTGTAGCCTGTAGGCCTCGGCACGGGCCTCGTCCCCGGGTACTGGGCCCATGTCCCACGTGCCTGTGATGAGCCGGTGGGCCACGGGTCCGTGGCGCTCGAGGAAGGGTTCGTCACCCCTCCCCTGACCTAAGCTCTTAACAGTCGCCTCGCCCGGTTTCGTGCCTGCCACCCTGTGCGGGATGCTCGCAGCATCGAGGGCCGGCGCCAGCCAGTCTCGGTCCATCTTACGGTGGAAGACTACCTCAGCCACATCGGACACTCGCAGGCCACCGTGATACTGCGCCTCAGAGTATCCCCAGCTCAACCCACGCCTAGAATGATCGTCGGGGTCATATTCCGGTATCTTTCCACGGTGTCCAAGCTTCAAGGTTAACGCTGGGATAGACGAGTGATGCGGAGCTAAGAACAGTGACGGCGTAGATTGCGCCCCCTTAGAGATCCACCTAGGTTTCTTGCCCATGCTGTCAAAGTGGTCTGCATTGTCATCGTACGAGTCGCCAGCAACCCACGTCGTTCGTGGGGCGACGAGGTCCTTATGCAGTCTGACCGCCACGTGACCATACATGCCTACGTAGTCATGCGTTCTCTCTAAGTTAAGCGGGTGGGGGCCATGCGAGTGCCCGTCTGGGTCGTCTGTCAGGTAGCCATACACCGGCCTGTGCTTCGGACTCGTGCCATTGCCGTAACCCCAAGCCAGGCGCTCATACGCTGAACGCTCATGAGGGTCGTATACCCCATTTGAGGTAGGTATCTCATGCTGCGTCTTAAACCGTCCCGTGCGTAGGATCCCGTCCAGGCTTCCCGCAGTCGTCCTTACCCATGGGTTCATGGCCGGCACGACTGCCTCAACCTGCCGCTGCATCCTCGCGCGATAGTCAGCAGGCGTCACGCCCTTTCTAGCTGCAGCCGCCTTCGCCCTATGCGACAGCCGTATCTCGTTGGACGACAGCGGGTCGGTCGACAGGCCACGCGGGCTGCTCGCGGCGATCGCGGCGGCCACGGGTCCGTGGCGCTCGAGTGCCGAGTCGGTGTCGTTGTCTCTACCCAGCGCCTTCGTCCAGTGTCTCTCGTCGCCTGCCTCGTCCTGCGACTGTCTCCCGTCCTCAGAGTCATCTCTCTCCGCCACTCGATGCGGTATGCCGCGACGGTCGAGCTCTGCCTTCAGCTCGCGGTGCGGGGCCGGAGTGTGAAACACGACCTCCTCGACGTGCTCCGGCCGGACCCCGCCGTGGTACTGGGCCTCGAGGTAGTAGCCCCGCTCGCCGGGCAGCATATGGCTCAGCTCACTCGGAGGCGGCGGGTGCCCCCTGTACGACCCGCTGATGACCAGGTCTCTCCAGCTCAGGGAGTGCAGCTCAGGCTTGAGCAGCGGAGACGGGTGGGCTGTCATCGCGTTGACCAGCGAGTCTCCGGCGACCCACGTGGTCCGTGGTGCCATCTCGTCGCGCTTTAGCCGCACGGCTACGCTACCGTACTGCCTGACATGGTCGGGTGACAGGTCGTCCTCCACGCGGCCGTCGGGATGCTCCGTCAGGTAACCGTAGACGGGACGCTGCTCGTGCGGCGTGTCGGTAGGATGGTACCCGAACCAGCCGTGCTCGTAGTTCGACCGACTGAGCGGCGAGTAAGCGCCCCTCGAGTGGGCCACCTCGTGCTGCGTCTTGAACCGATCGTCGGCAAGAACCCGTCCCAAGGAGGCCGGTGTGGTCCTGACCCACGGTAGAACGCTGGACAGGCGCTTCGACATCGCCTCGGTCAGCCGGCTGCGAAACGCATCTGGAGCGAGACCCCGCCTGAACGCTCCGGCCACGATTGCGTTGTCGGACATCGCACGCGCCACCCGAAGGGACGAGCTCTCAGGCACGAGGAGCGCATGCTCCTCGGGCTCGGCATGCAGACCGGACGGCTCGTCGACGAGGGTCACAGGCTACCCCTCGAGCTCGTCGTCATCATTGCCCTGGGTCGAGTCGTCTTGCGCCGAGTCTTCCCCACCCAACACCACCTTCCCGCCGAGCTGCTCCGCGGCATCCTCGGCTAGGGCCTGGTCGCTCCGCAGCCCGACCTGGGCAGCCCGGGCGTTCAGGTAGTCCTGGAGCGACGCCTCGTCACTCCTCCAGGAGAGGCCGCTCACGGTCGCTTCTGTCCCGTCGGCCAGCCTGACCGTGACCCCGGTGCCCTCGCCGTGGTGGGCTGCCTCGTGGTCGACCCCGCCTGGGCTGACGATCGTGAAGTCCTCGGGGCTGCCGACGAACCGCGAGCGGCGGTCCTCGTCAGGGGATGGGTTGCTGCTGTCGCTTCCGCCTACCGGCTGTCCGAACCTGCTCATGGCAGTCTCCTGTCGTTATGTTATCTCTTCCAACTCGATCTTCCAGCGTTTGTTTAACCAAGTCGGCTTCTCCACCTTAGTCACCTTGTACCGCGCGCCCTTGGGCGAGTACACTTCCTGCTCGCTCGATAAGAGCGCCGAGCTGCAGTCCTGCATCGACGGCGAGCCCTTCACGTGGAACAGGTACCGCTGCTCCCCGCTTCCAAAGTGGCTTGCCGTGCTCTCCGACTTACTGAAGCCATTGTGGCAGTTCCACTCGATCGTCGCGCCCTCGGTCGTCAGCACCTGGTGCAGTGCGGCGTCATCCGTGTACTTCGATGGCTTGAGCCCGAAGCCACGCCACAGGTCGCCCAGGTACTGTGGGGCCTTTGACGCAGCCTTCTCAAACGAAGCCACGTCCCCCTTCGTATAGCTCGTGGTGTGGCCCTTCAGCTCCTTCAGGCCCATCTGGGCGAGCCGCATCGGCCAGGCGCTCCCGGCCCAATCCTTCATCAGCGACCAGCCAGTCTTGCCCGAGTCGGCTGACTTCACCGACTTCGCGTACGCCCGCCACCCCGCCAAGGGTAGGCGTGTGGGCTGGGCCGGCACGCCGGGGGTGGCAGGCTTGCCCGGGATCGCGCCCGCGAGCTTAGACCAGACCTCGGCCCGCTGGTGGCGCAGCTGCTCGACCAGCTTCTTGACCTTTGTGTGCTCCGTCGTTCCGGGCGCGTACCCCTTCTCCTGCTTGAGCAGCTTGCGAATCTGCGTCGTCAGGTGCTTGACCGCCGGGTGGGACTTGTCCACCGGACCAGCAGCCGACCGCGCTGGCTTGGGCTTGTAGACCCCGCCGCCGAACCCGGCTGCGCCGCCTGAGTCGGGGGCCTCCTTCAGCTTTGCCGGCTTCACCTGGTCATCACGAACATGGCGTACCTTCCCCGAGTCAAACTGCACGCGAAGCCACTCGCCAGAGCTGGCGCCGACCACCTTGCCGGGGCCATACTTTGGGTCAACGACCGCGTCGCCTGGCTGATACCCCGCGGCAGACGGGCCGGCTTCCCCCAGGCCGGCATGCCCCTTACCCGGGCCCAACGGCTCCAGGTTGTCGACTGCAGTCGGATGTACCTCCCCTGGCTTCTCGTCATGCTCTACGTGAGCCAGCCCGTTCGCGACCTTGGTCACCGTGCCAGCCCCGCGGACGGGATGGATCACGCGACTGCCTGGGACGAACTCCCCGCCCGCGTACCCAGCAATGCCACCGACTGGGGCGTGAGGATGGGCTAGGGCAGCTGTCGTCATCTGAGCACCATCATACCATGGCAAGCGCCTATGGTCAACCTGCTGCCTGCTCTAAGACCACGTGATGGTACCGTAGCGACTTCCCAGTCATGATCGAGGGCGGCCTTTCGATGAACTTACGCGAGATGACCCGAAACCTGGCTCCCTTAGGCATCACGACCTCACTCTCCCCAGGGATCCTGTTGAAAGGCTTGACGTCGTATGCTCCACCGAGCGAGACACCACGACCATTCTGCACCTCGTAGAGCACGTTCCTGTCCCCGTCCGGGTCCAGGAAGTTTGCTGCGCTGTGCTCGAACGGGGAAAAGGACCCCACCACATCGTGGCTGACCTCACTTCCCGGCTTAAGCCTCTCGAGAGCATGGTCCGGCACGTCGTGCAAACCTCGGTAGAGCGTCGACTGCAACCAGGGTGCGTTGGGGTGTGACAGCGCAGAATACAGCGCGTCGCGCGCGTCAGCCGCCTTGAGGTGCGTGGGGCGCCCGAGCTCCGCGTCGCGGATGTGTCCGTGACCGACCCCGGCAAATAGGCCCTTGACCGGCGGCACGACCCGCATCCACGAATAGAGGCCGGCCCGCTCGCGCGGGGACAGCGCCTGCACCCACTCTCGCCCCTGGTCTATGGCGTGAGACAGCTTCATGTGAGGCGACTCGAGTGACCTCATGACCGATTCATTCCCCTCCAGCACGGGCTCCGCGTGCACGTGAACGCGCAGCGGGTCGTCCGGGTCACGCTCAGTACGCACCACGCGCATCCAGCTCCCCTTGGGCAGGACCGTCTCGAGCTCGGTCGGGTTGACCGTGGAGATGTCTCGCATCTCAGGGTGACGCGATAAGTGGATCACGGCCTGTGTCTCTCCCGGCTCGACCGCGGGGCCGAACGACGACGCGACCCCGATCTCCTTGCTGTACGAGTCGTGGTTCCGAAGCTCGAGCGTCGTGCCCGGGGTCGTGTGACGGGCGACGTCCTCGGGAGTCCTGAGGAGCAGCCCCCGGTACGCCAAGCCCTCGTGCCTGGGGGCGCGGTCGACGGCCTCCTCGAACTGCCGGGTGATCTCACGAGCGTGCGGGTACGCGCGATCATCCCATTCGTGTGGACTCCCACGCTGGACGCGCTTGATCACGTGATAGAAGCTCGTCGCCCACTCGCCGACTGACCTGCGGTGCTCGTCATGCGCGTCTAGCCACCGTTGCCACTCAGCCGTGGGGTCGTCGGTCGCTCCGAGCGCTAGAAGACGCGGCGGCATGACGGCATCCTCACGATCTGGCTCGTACGGTTCCAGGCCGATCCGCCAGATGCCGTCCCGCCCACGCTCAGCCGACACCACCCGGACCGTGTGCCCCGTGGGCAGGACCGCCTCACGCTCCTCGTCGTTCATCGAGGAGAGGTCCCGCATGCCTGGGTGCCCACCGCGCAGCGACAGGACCATCCGGTCCTGTCCCAGGCGTTCAGGGCGCGAGAACACGGCTGCGACCCGCTCGCTGTGCGACCAGGAGGTAGGCGACTGCGTGGCTAGCACCGCGCCTGGGGTAGTCAGGGCCGCGTGTACCGGGAGCGACGGATGAAGCGCGATGCCGCGGTGGGTGCCTCCCTCGTGCGGCGGCGCGACCCCCAGGGCCGCCTCAAACCGGCGTGCCTGTCGGGCATACGGGTGATCGTCCCGACCCGTGCGGATCGCCTCCTTGATCGGGGCGTATCCCTTGTCCGTCCAGTCAGACACAGCGCCGAGGTGTGCCGGGTGGGCTGCCAGCCAGTCGTGCCACTGGCGAGCCTCAAGGGATAGCCTGGGCCGGCGGGCCAGCATGGAGAACAGGCCGAGCCTCACCGGCTCCGGCTCCGGGTCCGCCTCGTCGGCCGGCGCCACGTGCACCTCGGTCACGTGCAGCGGGTTCGACGGGTCGAGCTCCCCACGCGGATGCAGCACCCGCAGGCGGGCGCCCCGCTTCAGGATCGTCTCGCGTTCGCCCAGGTTCCAGGACGAGACGTCGCGCATGTCAGGGTGGGAGGAGTGCATGTGCAGCACGACGCGGGCACGCGGGCCTGCGGCCCCAGGGGTTGAAAAGAAGTACGCGACGTCGGGGTCCTTCGTCCAGCTCGAGTGAGAGTCTGCCTCGACGACGGAGCCCGGCGTGAGCAGCGCGGCGAGCAGCGGATGCGTCGGGGACACGGGGAGGTCCATGCCACGGTGCGTCGCCTGCCCCTCTGCGACCGGCGGGGCAGCCTCGACTGCACGCAGAAAGGGTTCCAGGCATGGGTGCCGCCGCCCCTCGCGCTGTGCCGCCCGCATCCCGGTATACTCGGTACCTTTCCACACGGTCATCGCGGCGCGCATGGCCGGGTCGTTGACAACTGAGTCATGCCAGTCGGCGTGAGGGCCAGCCGAAGTGGTGCCCAGCCCCAGCGTCACCGGCTCGAACGAGCGCCCCTCCACCTTCCCCTCACCTGAGAGCAGCGTCACGTGAAGCATGCCGCCAGGGTCAAGCTGCGCGCGGTGCACCACCACCTCATGGTCCTTCGGCAGCACGAGCTCCCGCTCCGCGGCATTGACCCCGCGCAAGTCCCGCATCCCGTGGTGGCCAGACCGCAGGTAGAGCAGTACGCCGTGCTCCTCGTCGGGCGAGTCTGGGAGCCCAAACCCGTGCCCGATGGCGCGATCGTCCGACCAGCTCGTGTGCGAGCTCGTGCGGAGCCTGGCCCCGGGCTTACGCAGGGCGTCCCATAGCGGGTGTTCGGGGCTCACCACCATGCCTCGCCAGGCGGGCGCGTGCCCTGACTTGGGCGCGGCGGCGACAGCCTCCTCAAGCAGGGCCGCGCGGCCCGACTGCGGGTGGTAGTCCGGCAGCCTGAGCCGCTGGGCCTCCTTGATGCCGCTCGAGTCGTCGACCCAGTGCTTGACAGCAAGCTGGTGGCGTCCGGAGAGCCGCTCCCACCACGCCTGGTGCGGCGCGACGGCGGGAGCAACGAGCACAGTCGGTGATAGTATGGCGGGCGGATAAGACATGGCCCGCCTCGTCGCCGCCGGCGGCCGATACCCGATGTTCGGGCTTATCGGTGGGGCTTGCCCGCCGTACGGCCTTCCCGCGGTCGCCGCAGCAGCGCTGAGGCTGTCTCCCGCCAGCCCGGCAACCCTGATGGCGGTCGCCACGTCGGGCGCACCGTCCAGGGCGACCATCAGGGCCGACAGCCCGGCGTCCGACCAGCCGGAATGCGCGAGTGCCTGGGCGATCGCGTCAGGCGTGCCCTCGTTCCCCTGGGCGCCCTCGCCCCGGTGCAGCTCCCACGGGAGGGAGGGCACGAAGGAGAGTCGAACGGAGTTTACACCCTCTGGCAGATCATCGTAGTGCGGCTCCAGATAAGCGTGGAGGGTACCGTCCTTGCTGATCTCATGTCGCACTGTCCTAAGGTTGGAACCTTTGGGCAAGACGACTTCAGACTCGGACGTCTTAACCAAGTTTGAGCCCCCCAAGGCTCGCATCGCTCGATGCGGCTCACTCACGTGGAGTATGACAGAGTGTTCCTTAGACGGTCCGTACTCCGGGACGGAAAACCAATAAGCGACCCTGGGCTCTGTGGTCCACGACGTGTGCGATGCCCCAGTCAAGACTGCCCCAGGCTTGTGGAGTTCTTTCCAAAGGGCGTCTCGTGAGTTAAGGGTCAAACCGTGCAGTACCTCCCCAGACTGGTGCCGCGGCGCGATCGAGAGAGCCTGATTCAAGTCGTCCAACGTCTTAAGGTGCGTCGCTGCGTCGGGCTTAGAGAGTGCTTTCTTGTCCCCCTCCTGCACTCGCTTAAGTGGCTTCCACTTGTTGAGCCACACTTTCAGCGCAGCCCTGAGGTCTGCGCTCTGCGGGTGTTCAGCGAGACGATGATCCCATTCCGTATGACTGGGGGATGGATCGTCTGCCAATGACTTAATGATTGGCACGTTTAGCCACTTCGTTGTGGCAGTCGCTTGCGCCAGCCGGCTCTCAGCCGCGACCGCGACCCGGGCCGCCCTCAGACCCGCCATCGGGTCAGGCGACGAGGAGTACAGCAGGTACTGCGCGCTCCCGACGGGGGCGCCCTGCAGCTCGGACAGGTCGGGCCTGAGGGTGGCCGACACGGCGCCGCGGAGCATCCGGGCCTGGTCGGGCTTCAGCCCCTTTACCCTGCTCGTCGCCGCGAGCAGCTTGTCTGCCCCGTCAGTATGCGTCCGCGCCGCCACCCAGGCGCCGCGGGCGATCGGCCGCACCCCGGGCGGCAGCCTGAGGTATGAGTCATGCAGCCGGTCGGACGCCCACTCGTGCGCGAGCCTCTCGCCTCCCTCGAGCTGCCCCCACGGGGTGCGGCCGAGCTGCTTCAGGCTGGCTGACGCCTGCCGGGGCATGTCGAGCAGGCCGCCCACCATGCCGTGGGCGAGCCCGCCCAGCTCTGGGGCCGGCTGAAGACCGGGCTGTGGCGGGGGAGTAGC